TGAATGTATTCCAATAGAAGTTTGTATAAATGGAGAAACTATGAAGTATCTTATACCTAACGAAAATGATGTAGATAAATTGCATAGTATTTTAACGAATTTTGGAGTTATAAAAGTAGAGCGTGATGATAGTATTGAAACTGGTTTCTTTCAGATAACATTTATAGACAATAATTATGATGATGAAGATGAAGATGATGACTAACATATAAGGAGTGAAACAGATTGAATGTGTAACCTAAATTTATATTTAGTAGCGCCAAAGGGATACGAGGAAAGGTCTTCTGTAGTTGTAGCTACAAGTAAGGAAGAAGCTAAAGAAAAAGCCATGAGACACCCTGCTATAAAGGAAATAACTGATGCAGGGGGCAAGCTAACAGTCATGGATATTAGCCGGGGTCTAGCTACCCAAGGATATAGTATAAATGTTACACGAGTTGATATGTATCATTAGGTACATGCCTTTTCTTATTTTTAAGATATGAAAGGGGGTACGGAGCTATGAATAAGAAACCGTTAGTCAGTAGTCTGTCATTGTCTTTCCGTAAGGCTGCCATGCCGGAAAGTGTTGAAGAAGCTAAGAAACAGCACAGGGAAACATTACACAACTTGATTGAAAAGTATATACAAGACGTTCAGGCTGGCAAGGCAGAAGGTATAAGAAATGCTAAAGAACTAGTAGAGGTCATGAAGATGGACCTATTGCTTATGGGTGAAGCAACTGAACGTACTGATAATACGGGTACTATTGATGAAGTCCGAGTTAGTAAAATTGCACAGTTTATATCTGAAGATGACCCTGCTATCCAGAACTTGATAAATCAAGTATTAGCGGGGTTAAATGATGCGAACGATGAAGCTGACGTATCTTCTAGCTTACAGACACAGGAAATTGTGGAGCAGGAACTAGCAAGATTAAGTACTGATGAACATTCAGATGAAGAATAATAGTGTGAGGAGAAAATTCCCTTCTTTCCCTTTTCTTTAGGGCAAAGAGGGGAATTTTTCATGTTTTCTAAATCAAAATAAGGAGGTAATGTAAATGGTTAAGGCACGTATTGACGCATGGACATCTGCGGAAGATGAGTTTTTGGTGAACACAATTTTAGAGTACATCTCAACTGGTAAAACACAATTGCAAGCATTTGAGCAAGTAGGGAAAACTATTAATAGAACACCTGCGGCAGTAGGCTTTAGATGGAATAATGTTTTAAGGCATAACTATAAGGAGAAAATTGCTGAAGCTAAGAAAAAAAGAAAGTCAAAAGTCACCAGTAGTAAGTCTTTTAATGCTAATACTAGTGCCAATAGTCAGTTTTCTACTATTGAACACAGATTATCTGCTGTAGAGTCTACTATTACTCAGTTTTCTACTATTGAACACAGATTATCTGCTGGAGATGCTAATATAAATCCATCAATACAAGGAGCATTAATTATATCTATCTCTAAGAATGGCAAAAAATTATTCAGTATTAAAGATGGATGTATAGAGTTAGATAGTACTAAAATTAATATGACTGGATCTATTCACATAGATATTAGTGATGATGGCTCTGTTACAATATCATAATGGGGGGTGATTGTATGATAGAATGGAAAATCCCAGTTTATAATGTAATAGGAGGGGTACGTGCTGTTAAGACCATAAAATATGATGACAACAAGATTGATGAAACCATGAGCAAGCTATATGATGCTTATAATGCATTTGTAGCCAATTCTGGTAAATATCCAACAGCAGTTATCATGAATTATCTTGACTATGAGAATGTAGCTTTATATACGTCCAGATTAGACCAGACTATAGAAATGCCTACAGAGTTTCAAGGGTGTACTATCTTAGTGGCTGATAATGAGAAACTTCTTCCAGAGTTTTTCCTATTGGATGCTCATGAACAATATAAGAAGATATTAACAGAAAAGTATTCAAGGTAGGGTCTAAACCCTACCTTTTTTGTGTATATATACTCCTCTAATATTTATATAACAGGAGGGGTGGTTATGGATACAAAATTATCTCAAGCAGAACTACAAGAAGCGTTAATCAAGAAAATACCTGCGTTGTATGCCTTAAAATATAGGCAGATTAAAGGCAATCCTATGACTTTCTTTAGTAAGAAAAACCCAATCAAACATAGACCTTGGCAAATAGATATTCTTAATGACCAGCATCCAGACAAGGTGGTACGTAAATCTCGTCAGTTGGGTCTATCAGAAATGGCTGTCACAGAGTTTATATGGTTTCTTGACACACACCCTAAAACCAGTGGAATGTATACATTCCCACGTAAAGAGCAAATGGAGGACTTCTCTAATACACGTATTGCTCCTATCTTTGATGAATCTTCATATTTGTCATCTAGGCTAGATAGAAAGTTAAATAACGTACGTTTGAAGAAACTAGTGAATGGTAGTCAGATGTTCCTACGTTCTGCATGGGGCTCGGCACTAGGTGAAGGTCAAGCTATAGACATACTAGGTCTGGACGAGTATGACCGTATGAAAGAGGGCGTAGAATTAGCGTTCCGTGAGTCTATGAAATCTTCTGCATATGGTCTTATGAGACGCTGGAGTACACCTACTATACCAGGTCGTGGAATAGATCTTCTGTTCGGTAAGAGTGACCAACGCTTTTATCATCATAAATGTGATAAATGTGGATACTGGCAGGTCCTCACACTTGAAGACAACATGATTCAAGTCAAGCCAAACGGTGTGGATTTGGTAAATGAACAGATAGAAGATGGTACATTCATGTTCATTTGTCAGAAATGTAAGAGGGAATTGAACCGTTGGAACAAAGGTGAGTATGTTGCTAAGTATCCTGATAGGCGTGAAATACGTGGTTACCACATAAGTCAGCTTGATGCTGTTTGGATTTCCGCAGATGAGATTATGAGAAACCAATTCCATTATAAGGTCAAGCAGTTATTCTATAACTACGTAATTGGAATGCCTTATGCTTCTGAAGGTTTAATTATTACAGACCAAGATGTATTGGGCTGTGTAGCCTTCCCAGAGCCAATAGGCTATCGTGACTATTCTGTTTACAAGAAAGTTGTAGCCGGTATAGACTGGGGTCATTTCAACTGGATGGTAATACTAGGTCTAACAGAAGATGACCAAGTACACCTACTTGACTTACACTGGATAGAAGACAACCCTAATGCCCCATTAGAGTGCGTGAATGTATTTACAACCTTACTGCAACCTTATGACCCAGATGTTATTGTAGCAGATAACGGTTTTGGTGCTGACCGTAACAGTTACCTAATACAGATGTTCCCGGGTCGTACATTTGCATGTGATTGGGATACGCACAAAAGCAAAATTCCATTAATAGATTCATGGAATGACAATGCAGCAAAAGTCAGAGTAGATAAGACGGTTAAAATGAAGCGTGTGTTATATAATGTAAAATCTAGAGCTATTAAGACATTTGCTATGAATGAGAAATTGGCAATGCTTATTAAACATTTGAAGAATGTCCGTACTCTTATGGAGGAAGAAGAGGGTGAAGTTTATGAGAAAGTCACTCGTATTGGTGATGATCACCTAGCGACATCTTTAGCTTATGCCTATATTGCTCTGGATCGTATACTAGAAAAGCATAAACCAAAATCTAACTTTGGATTTGAGTTCATTTAGGGAGGTGTAAATATGGACCTATTTCTTGACTTAGAAAAGGGCAGAAAAAGTGTTGGTAGGGTAGATGGGAGCCTTACTGACAAAAAGAAAGATAAACTGCAACTTGTAATAGATCAACTAGGGTTACAGAACTTTGAAAAAGACCTAGTCACACGTAAGGTTGTAAGGAAATCTTATGAAGACGATTACAAAGACGATGAAATAAAGAAAGCTGACAATAGTCACCTGCCGGAAGGGGCAGAGAGGTTTGCTTATAAAACACCTACCAACTATGACATCATTTACATTCCAGTTAACAGGCTAAAACAGGTATATCAAACTGATAAGGCTCTGGACCCTAAGAAAGTCAATGAAAACATGAGAAAGATAAAAGAAGGTATCCCTCTGGACCCTATAGTAATTGGGTACAACTATGATGTCCATGACGGTCACCATAGGTGGGAAGCGGCTAAGAAATTAGGTCACACCCATGTACCATGTAGGGTAGTAGGTGCAGACCCAGACAAGGTAATGGAATCTAAGAAGAAATACAGAGAAGTGTGGAAATCAATGTCTACTGATGTAGATGACTGGGACTCTAAATCTTTAGTCCATGTACTAGACTTACAGAAAGCTATGCTCAACAAAGGAAAGTTAGTCAAACGTAGGGTTGCAGTTAGAGGTAAAAACGGTAAAGTATTCTACCGTATGCAATGGGTAAGACCTGATGCAAAGGCACCTAACATAGAGCACCCTGGGGTAGACCATAGTACCTATCACCATCATGAAGAAGGTATTAAGGAAATGGAGCGTAGGCAATCTAACCGTTTCCCAGTACTACATCATGATGCTAATAAGCTCAAATTCATTGAGCATAACTATAGAACTGATAAGCAAAAATACACTGAAGCGGAAAGAAAGTTCAATGCTGGGGAAAAGTTACCGCCAGTTAAGATAAATCCTAAAGGTGAAGTACTAGACAATCATCACTTAGTCGACTTGGCAAGAAACAAGGGTTTGACACATGTTCCTGTTATCGTAATGGGTAACCCAACCCTAAAGAAACAGCTAGAGGACAAACTCAAGGATGAGGTAACTGTAAAGGACGAAGAAACTGGACAACACATACCTGCTGCCCTAGCAGATGATGATAACGTGAAAAATTCTAATGCTGGTTTATCAGCTGATATAGTTGATGATTTAGAACACTTCAATAACTTCACTAAGAAGAAATACACCAAACAGCACCTTATGAATGAAGCTAGGCGTCAAGGTATCACATGGAATGATAAGAAGAATGATGGTACACCCCTACCAGAAAACTCTGCTATCCTGTGGATGAGGGCTCATCAGGCAATTGTTGACCACATAAAATCTGGTAAGAAGTTTGAGGTACGACATGATGAGAAAGACGTTGATAAGAGAATGCAACAGGATGGTAAGGATTCTATACACAAGCACTTCTTGAGGCTATTGGAAAAACATGGAAGTAAAGACGCATTGATGGAATGGGCTAGAAACAACGGTATAAAGTGGAAAGAGAAGGAAGATCCTACTATCAACTGGATGTATGCAGTTAAAGCTATTAAGCAGGAACTTGCTAAAGGTAGAATGCTAAGTGGTGTACGTACACGTCAGAAAAAGGCTATGGAAGAAGCTAATACTGTAGTAACTGACCAAATTAAGTCTATGGTTACTGCTATAGGTAAGAAATATGGTAAATCCCAAGTAATGAAACGTGCTGAACAATTAGGTATCCAGTTCGATAGGTTCACTAAGAAGGGTGAACAACTCCCAGAGAACTCTAACATCCTATGGATGCGTGCACATGAAGCTATATCGAAATATATCGCTAAGGGTAACGAGTTTAAGATGGGCGATGAACAAGACACCGGAATCGTATCTACAGTCGGTGACTATGGTGAAGTAAAAGTCACTAAGAATCAGTCTATAGCACTTGACAGGGCGAAGCGGAACAGCCAAAATAAAGAACCAAAGATGAAGAAATGGGCTCTCAAGGCACTCATGGTAGACCGAGGTATAAACCAAGAGCAGGCAGAGGAATTGTATAATCAATTCATGGAAAAAGCTAGAAATGCTAAGATAATGATACACTTTGACCCATTTGAAAAGCTACCAAATGGAGTAAATCTCATAGATCAACTTAGCTCAGATGGCGTGTTTAAAAACGACTATGAGCTAAATCGTGGATTTGAACCAGAGCATAGAGAAATTAATGAGAGAGATCTATTTGGTGATGAGTATGATGAAGCTTCTCACAAAGAGCGTCCTAACTATGGTGTAATAGACCTATATAACCTGGGTCTAGCTTCAAACCCATTAGGCGGAGATGTAGCTTTTGTACTCAAAGATGAGGTCAAAAAGCGTGCTACAGGTTCTGCTATAGATTCCAATAGCATTCCTTATGGTGAGTCAGGTCAATGGGTACGTTCATTAGAAGACCCGCATCACCTAATCATAGATAGATGGCGTTCAAGATGGAAAAACGTAAACAAAAAAGACGGACAACGGATACGTGCTATGGATGCTGTACTTCAAGGTAAACCAAACAAGGATGACAACAAATATTTTGAATCACACATACATGGTGGCGTTAACTTTGCACGTGACGTTGACCATATCTTAGTCCCTCAGTCCTGGAAATCTGATAAAGCCCATAAAGAGAAACATGAAGCCATTAAGAACTTTGCTAAACAGTTTGGATTACAGGTTAAATATGATTAAATGTGAAGGTAGTCAGTCTACTGGCGGTGGTCTGACTGCTGAAGATATAAGCAAAGACATAAAAAAGGACTAGAGGTGATTAGATGTCAAGAATGTATGTAAAAGCTATTAAACTAACAGATGACCCCCATTCTATTAAAGTTGCATATGAGAAAAATGGGAAGTTATATGTCAGAAGTGGGAACGATAAATTCAGCAAGGGAATATCAGTCCCTGTACCCCTTTCTACATTGTATACAATATGGGGGTTCCGTAAAGTAACAGATGCACCATATTTCTATGATGGTCAAGAGATGTGGGAGAATATACAAAGATTCCAGATGACTAGGGATGGTACAGTCAAATATTTCAGTTAATGGTACAGAGGAGTGAGTTTGATTCACTCCTCTTTTTTTATGGTAAAAACAAGGTCGGGAGGGTTACCTATGAGAACTAAAACTGTAGGGTTTTATCTGGAAAGAATGAATATACCATCTCATAAGAGAAACAATGAGGAGTTGTTTGAAAAACTAGATAGTGCTAATAGTGACGAAGAGCGTCACCACATAGTAGAGAACATACTGATGAATAACATCAAGCTGGTATTTCATATCCTCAATAAACGATTCCCAGATATAACTGGTCTATGTCAAAAAATCAGAGTTACTTATGATGATGTATTTAGTGTTGGAGTATATGGATTATTGAAATCTATATACACTTTTAATAGCTCCAAAAATATCAAATTCTCCACCTATGCTAGTAGAGTAATCAACAATGAGCTAGGAATATTTATGCGTAAGCACAGAAGGTCCCTAATGGTAACTAGCATAGAAGAAACTATATATGAAGATAAGCAGGGGAGAGAAGGCATAACACTAATGGATGTACTAATAGGTAGTGCTGATGGTATAGAACAGTACATTACTGAAGAATATAATGTATTTTTCCTAGAAGAGCTTGAAAGAGCCCTTACCCCTAAGGAAATAAATATGCTAAGGCTGTATTTTTATGGAAGGATGACTCAAAAACAAATAGCAGATGCTATGGATATGAATCAGAGCTATGTTAGTAGGAAACTAAAGACAATACTACGGAAAGCTAAAAAACTTCATAAGAAGTTGCAGGATATGTAGCGGGGAGAACAATTTTCATTCCCCGCATTTCATTTACAACGAAGTCACTAATGGGAGGAGTTTTCTATGTTAAATTGGGTAAAAGCTAATTACAGTAGTGACCAGGTACAAAGCAAAGCAATCATTACAACTCTTGACTACTGCAACACTATTGGCAGGTACCATGTTTATCAAATAATAAACGGTCAGTATGTTGTAATCTTTGATGACCAAAGAGAGCTATTGAACTATGTGAATCTAAATTTAGGGTCAATATTCATAGTGCGTTTTCTGCACGAAGACAATAACAAATACAGCTATACCGTAGAGCTGTACGGAAGAGAAGTTACTGTACTGACCCTGGCTAGAGCAGTGGTGTTGGTGCAAGGTAGCGAAGAAGAACCTAGAAAGATGTATCTCAGCGATGAGGAACTCATAACAATAGAGTAATGTTGTCACCCCCTAGATTTTATTAACTAGGGGGTGAATTTTTAGATATGAACGGAAGAGTACATTATGAAGTTCTAAGGAATTCCCTGCATCGGGACGATATATTAGAGCATGCTAAGGCAAATGGTGTTTCCTGGGAAGAGCATAGCCACCCAGGTATTAACTGGATGAGGGCTAGTTCTGCAATTATTAAACATATAGACAAAGGTAACAAGTTCCATACTGATGGTATTGACCTTGAAACTGGCAAGAAAATGCTAGACCATTATATTCAGTTACGTGAAGCCCATAAGAAAACAATGATACCTCATATACGGTCAGCTGTGGCTAAACTGCACGCAGAGAAAGGTGACTCTAACACAAGCCCTATGGACTTGCTGGAGGAAGCCCATGAGCACCTAAAGGCTAATGGTGGTCATGTGTGGGCAGAAAAACTATCAACCCTACACCATATCAATATGCAGATAAAAAAACTATCTGATAGGATAGATAAAATGTCTAAAGCACAATCTAAGACACAGTCCGTGTGAAAACACGGACTATACTATTCTTTATATGAAGAAACCGCTTGACAAAACAGCTGAGGCATGAGAAAATCAAGTCAGTACCAGAGAAGGAGGAAGAGAAGGTATGAGTAGAAAGTCCCAGGTGGATAAGTTTTACCAAAAATGGTACAAGCATCAGGAAGATACCAGAGCCATCATAGAAGGACAAATGCGTAAGGAAAAGGAAAAAGAAGCTAAATGGTATGGAGATGTGGAAGGAGTGGAGGAATTGATGGAAAAGGGGAACATTAAGGAAGCCGCTGTAGTGTTCAGCCGGGAAGGAATGGAAGTGTTTACAAAATTATTTATCAACTCTGTAGAGAGAAGCGTAGAGGAAACCCTCATGAAAGGCATCACTGACCTCGAAAACAAAATATCAGAACTCATAGAAAAATCCGTAGAGAAAAAACTGGTTGAGATGATGGAAGGCATAACTGAGGGTATTAAGCAGTTTACTAACGAAAACATGGATAATCACATTAAAATATCACTTCCTACCATTCGTGACACTACAATTCCTGATGACCCACTAACAGGAGAAAAACAAAACGAGAGACTGGCAAATTTAGCAGATTCAAATTTATCTGACATAATAATTGATAAGATTATAGTTGATAAGATTGGTCAAGAGGCAGATAAAAAAGTTACACAACAAATGGTAGAAGAAGGTATAACAAAAACAGTGGAGGAAATAAAATCTGATACAGAAACTTCTAAAGTAGAGAAAAAACCCAACAAAAAAGCTGATAAGCCTTCTTATACTGAAGAAGGAATACGTATTATTACAACAAAAGATGCAGGAGAAGTACTGCCATTAGTTATTAACATCATGAAAGCCAATGGTGGACCTATGAAACTTGTTGATATTAATAATAAACTAGTTGAACTCTATAATATGAAATTTACTTCATCTGGGTGTACATCGTTTATGAACAAAATAATCAAATTAGATTATAATATAGAAAAAGTTGGTTATGGTTTATATGAATACCGGGAGAAAAATTTCAAGCCAACGATTTAATTTTAGATAGAAGGTTGGAGTTGAGCGACTACAACTGTATCCCCTAATCCGTTAGCTGTAAGGGGCTAGATTAAATGTCTAGTCCCTGACTCTCTTATCTTTCTTAGACCCATACATGCCCACGTCACTGTCTCGGACCGCTTTAGGTCCGAGACATACGATAACCCAGGGTGCACACTGGGCTTGGGATAGTTGCGCAACCATGTGTGGGTCTAACAAAGATAAGATAGCAGGGTGGATGCTGTCACATAGACCGTCTGCTCTATTATCTACCTGCCCCTGTAGCTCAGTTGGACAGAGCACAGCCCTCCTAAGGCTGGTTAGCATAGGTTCGAATCCTATCAGGGGCACCATCTATTCCCCTATTCTATATCCTGAGCCATACAAAAATATCTCTCCAATAGCCTAGAATCCTTTGAGATTCTAGGCTATTTTTAATATATGAGGGAAATCAATGTAAATGATGTCATATTGTGGTTTAATAGGAGATTTGCCCCGAATTTTGGAGCTATAGTTTGACTTTCTGAAATATTTTTCGGGGCAAAACAGGGTAAAAGAACATATCTCAAATCGTAAGGAGAGGTGTCCAACATGAGCCATTCCTGTCCATTGTTCAAATTAAGGGATGATAAGGTTGACAGTAAAAGTAATAACTGCGGTAATTGTGTGAATTATAACCAAACAGACAATACCAATCCATGGGAAAAGGTTTGCAAGGAGCATGAGGTTCTAGTCAAGATGGTACGATCTGACCTTAGGACATAGACAACTTTGTACCTGCCAGTATGGGTGCCGCAAGTTAATTTTAACTTTAAGACCTTAATATACTAAAATGTACTAAACTTTAAGACCTTAATATATTAAAATATACTAAACTTTAAGACCTTAATATACTAAAGAGTGAAAATTTGCGCATTGAATTTTAATTTTTATACTAAAGTTTTTGGTACTTTAAAAGTCTTTAACTTTTAGCCTACTTCGTAGGCTAAAAGGGGCGTGGCGACACCAATCTGATACAGAACACTATTGATTTCATATCAATATTGGTGGGTCGGATTTTGAAGGTAAAGGAGTGGTATCCATGATTAAGCACTGGCAACACGTAGAGTATATTACTCAGGAAGATTACGATAAGTTTGCAAAATATAATATTCCTATAACTCCTAAAGAAGCTGGCTTACATTATAATACCGCAGTGTATATTGAATGTATTAATAGTGGTAAAAGGCTTGAAGGTATATATGACCCAGATATGAAAGGAATACGCAAACTAAACTTGAAAGGCAAAACTGCCAGCAATAGGGATTTAAGACTATATTTAGATGCTATTCATAATCCTAAAATTACTATGATTGCTGTTGATGGTCTTATGGGAACAGGTAAGACTTCTACAGCTATAGAAGAAGTAATAAATCAGCATTTAATAAATGTCAAAATACCGGCTTTCATAGGTGAAGGTTATAAGCCAGACCCAGATGCTCACAAGATAATAATAGCAAAGCCATATATAAATGCTGGCGGTAAATATGAACAGTATGGATTCTTACCTGGTGACATAGATGATAAAATGGATCCAACCCTTTCCAACTTTATACAGTATTTTGATAGATTCCATCCGGCAGGCTTTAATAATCTAAGAGAAGCGGGATACGTAGAGATTAAGCCACTAGGATTTATACGTGGACTAGATGCTAAAAACATGACTATCATAGCAGATGAGACTCAAAATACTACAGAGTTAATATCACTGGCTACAAGGAAAGCCGAGAATTGTAGAATATTTTTCTTAGGGGACACAAGTCCCTTCCAAATTGACCTACCAGGAAATACACCTAAGAAGAACGGTCTGCGCCACATTATAGACCTGTTGCAAGGTGCCCCATACTTTCAGTATATTGAAATGAAGACCCTGGAACACATCGTTCGTAGCGATGAGGTAAGGGATATAGTACGTAGACTGTTCAAGAAGTATGGGCAAGACCCTCAAGAATGGGTAGTTTGAGAGGGCTATTTCTGTAGGGTGAGTGCAGGGTGGGGATTTATTCTCCACCCTTTAGTGTTTTACTCATAAGAGAGAATTTCGGCTTGGTCAATTTTTATTAGTGCAAAAGAGGAGGTGCAGAACATGACAAAACTTCGCCTGATAACTGGAGATGTGTACACTGAACTATCTCCTGGAGAAGTTCGTTCTTATTTACAGGGGGGTAGTAAGGGAGGAACTATACCTGGCTACTTAGACATCGACAAAACTACTCCTATCCTCATAGCTGTTCACTCTATTGAATATATCTATGTATAGGAGTTGATGTGGGTGTCTAAGGATAATGCTAAGTCACTGCGTTGGTGGTTAGATGTCACCATTGTAGTATCAGTGTGCTTGACACTTGTAACGCTAATACTGGCAGTGACGAACCTTACTGAGGACAAAAAGAGGTTGGAACAAGAGGTAAAGGCGTTAAAGGATATTAGACGTGAGTTAATGAAGAATAATAGTATGCTTAATAGTGAGCTGGAGAATACTGAAATTCAGCTACAAGAAATACAGGAACAATATCAGCAGGTTAACGGTAAGGTAGAACAATTGCAGAAACGTAATGAGCAATTGCAAAAGGAGAATGATGCCCTAAAAAAGCAGTTACGCATGGAGAGGGCTAAGAAAACCTCTCCAATTTCATCTAGGGGTGTTCGTAAGAGTAATAAGTCCTTCTACATGAACTCTACTGCCTATACAGCTTACTGTAAGGGATGTTCCGGTAAAACTAGATGGAGAGAGTTGGATTTACGTGCTAACCCTAATCTTAAGGTGATAGCAGTAGACCCAAGCATCATCCCGCTAGGCACTAAAGTTTATGTAGAAGGCTACGGATACGCTATAGCAGCCGACACTGGTGGAGCTATACATGGTTATAAGATAGATATATTCATGCCAAGCAGACAACAGGCACTACAATGGGGTAGAAGGACTGTAAAGGTCACTATCATAAACTAGTATTAGTGGTAATGCTTCTGGACAGGAATTTATATTTTACAATAATTGTCTCCTACTTTGACCTACCACATGGTCATACGAAGGAGACAATTTTTGTCCTTCTGCTTAATTTAAGTTGCCAGCCGTCAAGAGCAAATAACAATACATGATAGGGGGATATTTATGTTCAAGTTTACTGAAGAACAAATAGCGAAATATCGTGACATTACTCCACCATTTGGTATGATTGGTTCTACAACCTATAAGAGGACATATTCAAGACCTATCTATGATGAAAACGGTAAGATGGTAAATAGAGAATCATGGTTGGATACTATTGTACGTGTTATTGAAGGTAATGTTAATTTAGGTATAGAGAATGGTGATCCTACTGCAACGCCAGAGTGGGCAGAAGAAGCCTTGGAATATATGTTTTACATGGGTGTTATGCCACCTGGACGTGGATATTGGATGATGGGAACGGAGTACGCTTATCAACGTGGTGGAGATGCTTTAAACAACTGCTGGTACGTAGCTATTCGCCCGCAAAGCTACGAGGATATTGAAATGTTCAAGGACCAACCATATATTTTCTCTGATCCATGGAAAGAGATGCCTTCGTATCCATTTGTATTTATGTTTGACCGGGCTATGTTGGGTGGAGGAGTAGGATTCGGTGCCAGTCGTAAGAATCTTAAATTAATGCCTAAGGTTACTACTGAAGTTGATCTTAAAATCTTTCTACACCCTAATCATCCAGACTGGGAACGTATTATGGCTAGTGAGGAATGGGGTCGTATTAAAGATTATATTACAACGGACACAAATATTGCCCAGAAAGCCAAAGAAGAAGGTACTTACTATTTTACTACAGACAACCGTGAGGGTTGGAATATTTCTGTACGTGAAACTATTGATGGTCATTTTGTGAAGACTAAGCTAGATAAAAATAAGGTTACCCTGGTGGTTGACTTATCACGTATCAGACCATATGGGGCACCGATTAAAGGATTCGGTGGTACTGCTAGTGGTCCACTTCCACTTATTTCAGCCTTAGTGGAGATTAACAGAATACTTAATGCTCGTGTAGGTAAACGTATCACAAGTGAAGATACATTAGACATCATGAACTTGTTAGGGCGTTGTGTAGTTGCAGGTAATGTGAGACGTACTGCTCTTATTGCCTTGGGTGACGCTGATGACCCAGATTATGTTAATGCTAAGAACTACAAACTCGTTGAGCCAATTATGGAAAAAGATGAAAATGGTTACACTATCTGGGAAACTAATAAGTGGGGTCGGATGACACAAAAACGTAAGAGTTTTGATATAGTAGTGCAGGAACTATTAGACAAAAAATTATCTGAATTCTACAAGGACGGTAGAACTCCATCAGATGAACAATTAGCTGAGTTGAAAGCCAAAGCAGAGGAAGAAGCTAATTACCTATTTGAATTAGCTTGGAAGCAGGAGAACCATAGATGGGCTTCTAACAATTCTGTATATACTTACGAGATGTTTAAGGACCATCACTTCATTGCCGCAGGTATTATTGCTAATGGTGAGCCAGGAGTAGGTAATGAGTGGTTAATGAAGAACTTTGGTCGTATTATGGACGGTTTTCAAGAAGCAATAGATCGAGATGCAGAAGGGCTTAATCCTTGTTTTAGGGGCGACATGAGACTTCTAACAGTTGATGGGTATAAAACGTTTGAAGAGTTGGAAGGAACAGAACCACTCATTATCAATAAGGATGGAGTTGTAGTTAAGGGTAAGGTCTGGTGCTCTGGGGTAAAAGATATTGTGGAGGTTAAGTTCCTTAATCGAGATAGTATTTTTGTTACTCCAGACCATGTGTTTATGTTGAATGATGGTACTGAGTGTCAGGCTAAGGACTTGAAAGGTAAGCGTATTATGCCATTCCTTACTGAAAACTATAATCACGAGGATGAGTTTGTAAAACTTGGCTTTATTTTGGGGGATGGCTCATTCCGTATAACCAAAGGACATTTTGATGGTGTAGATGTAAATATAGGAAAAAAGGATACTGACGTGTGTGAAATGTTTGGTAGTCCTAAGCTTCAGTCTAGTGGTAGGGTTTTCTTCACTTCAGAGTTTAATGACCTGATTGAGCAAGTAGGTGTTGATACAGTACCTGTATACAATAGGTCATTGCCTTCTACTTATAGTGATTGGACAGACAGTCAGAAGCTAGGATTTTTACGTGGTTTGTATTCAGCTAATGGTAGTGTTTTAAATAACGGTCGTGTAACTTACAAGACTACTAGTGAGCAATTGGCATACCAATTAGTAGAGGCTTTGAGCGAGTTTGGTATTCATGCTTATGTGACATCTAACAGTCCTACAGACATTGCATGGCATAATGGCACGTACACATCAGCTCAAAGTTATGATGTAAATATACAAAGGTATGAATCTCGGCTTGAGTTCTACAGACTAATTGGGTTTGTACAGCAATATAAGCAAAATAAACTTAGAACTACTCTAATTGAAACAGCTCCTATGGTTTGTAATGTAATTGAGCGTGGACAAGAGAAAGTGTATGACTTTACTGAACCTCTAACCCATTGGGGGGTAGTTGAGGGGGTTATAGCTCATAACTGCGCAGAAATCACATTATGGAACTGTGAGCCTTGTAACCTAGTTGAATTTGTACCATACATGTGCATGAAGTCTGGCTTAGACTTCAAGAAGGCTTTACGTATTGCCACACAATACGCATATCGTATTACATTTGCTAAATACATCTGGAAAGCAACTGCTAGGGTAATAGCTCAGAACAGACGTATCGGTGTATCATTAACAGGTATGCAAGACTACTTCCTTACTAAATATGGTCACTATGCAGTAAAAGGATTCGAGATTGACCCTGAGACAGGTAAAGAAGACATTACAAAGCCAATTTTTTACCAAGAGATTGTAGATGAGTTAGATGAATGGTATAGCTACGTAAGGGAAGTTAACATGGAGCATGCTAGATTGATGGGTGATAATCCATCTATCAAGGTTACTACAGTTAAACCATCTGGTACAGTTGCTAAATTGCCTGGTGTATCATCTGGAATTCATTGGCACTATTCACCTTATATAATTCAGCGTATCCGATTCCATGAAACAGACCCTAACTTGAAGGTACTGGAAGCATGTGGATTCCCTATTGAGAAGGCTGCTAAGGAACCTAATACAATGGTAGTGGAATTCCCTATCAAGAATCCTAACGCAGACCATCCTAACTTCTTGGGTGCTGGTGACATTCCATTAGAAGTGCAGTTTGCTAACCAATACTTATTTGCATATGCTTGGGCTGACAATGCGGTATCAGCAACATTGACATTCAAATATGAGGAAGTGGACAAAATCGAGCCGCTGTTGAAGGCTTACAACAACCGTATTAAGTCCACATCGCTGTTACCATATAGTGGTCACGGATATGTTCAAGCTCCTTGGGAACCTATAACTAAAGAGGAATATGAAAGACGTGCAGCACAACTGAAGGCTACTCCAGAGGAAATGTATGAACTTATACCACTGGTAACGGAAGCTGACGAAGAAATATTAGATCCAGACTGCTTAGGTGGTGCTTGCCCAGTTAAATAAGAGAGAATTTACAAAAGGTTGGTTTCTTTAATTGAAACCAACCTTTATGTTTGGGGTGTTGATATGGATTTTGGTCTATTTTTATGTATATTAGGGCTAGGGACTTCTATACCATTTACGTTGGTGATTATCATAAACCTGATTATTAAGGTTAGGGAAGGTGATAGATACCAATTGAATATTATATCTCTAGGTAAGGTTTATCTAGTAGCACTATTAGGCTGGGCTCTATTCTTTTCAACCCTCACAGGGAGGTGACCTTTATGGAGGAGAAACAGGAAATAAGGTTTCCATATGCTACAGATATGGAAGAGAGAAGGAAAAAAGCATTGGAGAAGGCTATAGAGCATGAGAAATCGTTTATAAAAGCCAATACAGATGATGGTCTGTTTAAGAAACGCATGGGCTCTGATTTATTTAAGTAGGAGGTGGAAGCAATGAGTTATACATTTTTACGCTGGAATGGGCAATATGGTCATGACGCTAAGTTTGTTGTACAGGACAATAGCACAGGTCAACAAGCTATATTTACTCCAGGTCGTACACAGGACCTAGTTTGGACTACAACTAAGCTAGATGAAACCCCAGAGATTTCTAAGTGGTCAGATTTTGGTAATGAAACAGTACATGATTTAGATGAAGTTGCCTTCTAATGAATACAGATATAATTGCACCCTACTAATGGGTGCAATTTTTATTATCAGACATGAAAAGAGCGGGAGGTGTAAACTATGGAATTGTATATTGATTTAGGTAAAGCTTTTAATACAGCTCGATTAGTTAAGAAACCAGTACAAGTGCATGGTAAGAATGGTAAAATATTTACTCGTATGCAATGGGTTTACCCTGCGACTGATGAAGTTGTGTTTGAAGAGCCAGGGGGTAGGCATGATGAATACCATAATAGATTAAAAAAGATGAGCGATGAAGAGAAAAGGTTTGCTCTGCAACAACTCTATAAGAATAAACCAGATAAGGTACGATTATTACTGCATAATTCTGATTTTCATGATCTACAAACTGAACATAGCATTATTAATTATTTACATCATCATATCCATAATATACCTCAGCACATGTTAGAGGAATATTTACCTACATTAGACAATAATAGACAGGAAACTAGCAACATAGATGGTGTTTCTGAACAGGAATCTGAAAAATCTAAGAATAACTTTAAGATTCCAATATCATTAAAACACACAGATCATGGGCTTACAAGTAAGGAAGTAAAGAAAAGACATGGTGAAATAGGAGATATAGATTTATCTAAACTTAGAATGGGAACAAAAGTGTCGGATTTTGATGGGGGTAATCTAGATGGAGATGATAGAAAGGTATTATCTCATATATTTAAAGACATAACAACAGAAGGGTTAGAATATGTATTTAGCCATCCAAAAGGTGAGTTTACTTGTTCATTCACAGACGTTATGGTATACAATAACGAGGATTACCCAAAGGCAAACATAAATTTTGATATATTAGATAAGGAAGGTAGTACAATAGGATTTGTTAGTAGGACCTTATGGAGAAATGAAGAAGGTCATTTGTGTGTATATAATGATGAACTATCAATAGATAAAGAGTATACAGGGTCAGGGATGGGTGATGTATTATATAAGAGATCTGAACAGTTATGGAGGCATCTATCTGGTGGACATCCAGTAGAAATATCTCTATCAGCTAACATTAGTGTGGGTGTATATGCTTGGGCTAAGAAAGGTTTTGACTTTAAAATGCCTAATGAGTTACAAAGGACTAAGAATGAATTAGAAAAATTTTGTATAGAGAACAACATAGATTTAGGTAAAGCCCTCAAGAAAAGTGGATATAACAGTATAGATGATTTAAAACATTCTTGGGATTTTGCTACACTAGATGATGATAAAGAATATGACTTAAATTCTGTAGCTCCAAAGTACTTTAAGAAGGAGATAAAAGGTACTGGTCATTTAGGTAAAGCCTTTATGTTAGGTGGTAAATCTGAGTGGCTGGGGAAGAAAGTGCTTAATGCTGATGATCATACAGAAAAAGTAGGAGATATACATGATGAGTTTAATAAAAGGAGGGTTAAATAATGGCTAAAAAGCTGAAGAGAACAGTTCCATATAAAGCTTCTAGTAAGGAAGGTTTATTTAAAGGTAAAGGTGATGCTTGGTTTCATCCAGAGGTTTTTGATGAAGAATATGAGCATAAGACTAATAAAGCTATAAGGAGGTTTTCTAGAAACAACAGAAAAGTCATATCTAAATGTATGGAATTGTATATTGATCTGGAAAAAGGTAGACTAAACACAGCCAAGTTAGTTAAAAGACCAGTACAGGTACGTGGTAAGGACGGTAAAATCTATACACGTATGCAGTGGGTAGACCCACATTCTGGAGAGCCAGTTAACAATCAACGTAGCCTTAAGCTAGAGAATGAAAAGGAACAGCCTAAGTTTAGAAGTCAAAAGGAGTATATTGACCACTATGTTAAAAACTTGTCTAGGGATGAAAAATATCATCTTATAGACAAACATGGTATTAAATGGGAACGTAACCACCATGAAGCTATAGACCACAAAAATGCTGTTATGGCTCTTAAGGAGCACCTCTATAAGAACCCACATCTAGTTGGGGTAGAACACCTACCTAAAGAGCCTGATGGTAGTAAGACACCGGAAGGTACAGATAGAATTGATGAGTGGCTAAAGAAATATAAGAATCATCCAGAGCTCCTATACAGAATGATGCACCATGCAGGTGTTCTTGATGACCCTACTGATCCACGCACAGTACCAGAATGGGGTCCAAAGGATAAAGGTGGTAATGGTACAGCCCCTATACGCCACATGAGGAACATGATGACATTTAAAAAGCATCTGAAGGAAAATCCTCACCTAATGGATTTATATGACAGTCATGAGGAATTCGGTTTACCTAATACTAAAACTGGTTCTAAGTCCCATAAGCCAGAGCCTAAAGTAAAATCTAAGGCTCAAGAGGGTGGAAACACTATCCATGGCATATTGAAAAATATGAGTTCAGAAGAGCTATATGCTTTGATGAAACGCTTAGGCATAGCAGATAGAGATCCACGAACAGTACCAGAATGGGGTCCAAAGGATAAAGGTGGTAATGGTACAGCCCCTATCCGACATATGAGAAATATGATGGCTCTTAAGAAAGCTATCGAGCGAGACCCTTCTATCCTTAATTTAGACGAAAACGGTGATTTGAGCGAACAGGAGAAAGAACGTTTGGCGAGTCTCAGTGGTAAGGAGAAGCTATCACATGATGTAGACGAATTCCTAAAGGGTGTTGACCGAAAATTAGTGCTTGCATGGGCTGACACATATGATTGGCATGATCATATGAAGAATCGTATTAAGAGTGACCATGAGCACATAGATAATATGCATAAGATTTCAGCTCTTAAGAAAATCATTATGGACAACCCTCATCTTATGGAAGAGGGTCCTATGAAGGAAGAATTTGATACAGACAGACTATTAAAAACTAAGATCAAGAACAAGGAAATGCAGAAAATATTACGTGAAGTAGTTGGATTGAAGGGTGTAGGAGACGTTAAGCAGGCAGAAAAAGGCGTAGAGTGGTCATTTGGGGTAGCTTCATTTGCACGTATAGATAAAGACCAAGATGGTAAGGCAGTTTTATCAGTAGTAGATGCTGGTAAGGATGGAAGTGGATGGGATGAATACGTTTTCCCTATGGAAGATGTGGTTAAATACTTAGAAAAGATACGCAATGGTAAACAAGCGAAATTAAAGTCTAAAGAAGTACCTCTGCATAAGAAATCTCCTGCGGAGATGTGGAAAGCCATAGAAGAAGATTTTGATAAGAATTATACTCATGAAGTTGGGGAAGAGCTGAAAGATGAAATAGGAATGCTATATAGAACTCATGGATTTGATAATGTAGATGCTTTCTTGAAGGAGTTACCTGTAAAGGTGTCTGGTGACACATTTAGAAAATTACTAGACAAATATGGAGTTTTATATAATCATTCTCAGATTTACACTGATGGCGAAGCCTGGAAAGAAGTAGTATATAAAAGTCTTGTCGAAAAGACTAAGACTAAAAATGCTTCTGAATACCTAGTAATTAAGCCGGGCACAGATGAAGTAGATACATGGGTTCTACATCAATCAGCTAAGCATTGGAGCCCAGAGGAGCGTGCACAGGCTCGTAAGGAATTGATTCATAGACAAGTCCATATAGAAGATGAAGATGGTTTTGAGGACAAGGAGCATAGACGTGTCAAATTAGTAGACCACATACACCAGGCTTTAGAGTTCGTACCGTTTGATTTGATGACAGATGTGCTGTGTTCTGGTAAGGGAGTTAAGCTGAAGTTTATGAAAACAGGAGAAGATGGTGGGGAACATTATGGTAACTATTTTGGGTATAGAGTAGATGGTCCTGTCATATATTTTGACCATAGGTATGTAAAGGATGACTCTGTATTAAAGGCATCTCACCCATTAGACCATACACCTAAACCTAGGTTGCTTGGTATAAGTAGAAAGCTCATATATTCAGCATTTGCTGATACCTGTGCTCATGAATTTGCCCATGCTATAGACCATTTCCTATCTGGTAGTATAGGGACATACTTAACCTGGGACAATCCTATAGGCAGGAAATATGCTGAAGGTCACACTGATGCAGTTATTAGGTCTTATAAGGCTTCCGTAGAGCGTTCAAATCCTAAGAAATACTTAGGCGCAGCTAGAAATGGTAACACTAGGTATTTCTGGCATTTGGATGAATGGATTTCAAGTTATGAGGGTCGTATCTATAATAGAAGGTACACTGACCCATCCCTTATGGATAATTATATAGGTCGAGATGAGAATGGTCAATTGTTAGATAAGGCATGGGACACAGAAACAGATGAACGTGGGTTAGAACATTGGAGTGAGAATACATCCAGGTATGCAAATGCTTTCCATGCTTATAGGAGATGGAGGGAAGAGACAGGAAATACTAGTACATCTATGGATTCCTGGGCTAGACAGATGTATGAGAAGTTCATGGACATGGGGTATGGTGATGACTCTAATAAGCAAATTGACGGTAAACTTCTTGCTAGGTATACAGCCGGTATAAGGACCAACCCAATAGAGGGATATGGGTACTTATGGCATAGGATGAAACAAGTACACCCAGAGTTGCATGGGTCACTAAATGCAATCTTTGGTAGGGGTGACTTTGTGGATAAAGACGATGTAGCAAATAGAAAAGAGTTGTTTGAAAGAGGGGATTATACTCGTAAGTCTGAAGAACCGAAATTGATTATTGAATTGTAGGGGGTTAGAATATGAAGGTATCCATCCACCACCAAGGTGTGAGTGGATGGGTTACCTATGACCCTTTAAATAAGGAGGTCATGGTATCCCATCCAAATGAACTAGTACGTAAAGCAGTTAGGCATTATCTTAACAATGAGCAAAAGTTTGACATACCTTTGAGCCACAACATAGGTCATAAGGGCACTATACTAGAGAAACCCACTAAAGACAAGATGTACATGTTGATGGCTTTATCACAGATGTATCATCAGACAGGTGTCCATGTAGATTGGGGTCATTCTGAGAACGCAGGTCCATATAAATATGACAAGGTGCTTGACACCCAGGACCCTAATGCTAGGGCTGATAAGCCAATAGTCAAGTCATTATTTGGTGATGAAGATTACGAAATTATTAATTAAGGGGTGTTACTATGAAAAAAGAGCCATTATTGCTTATATCAGAGGACTTAGGTTCTTTACAAAAGGGTATGGAAGCAGACCTTTTTAAAGGTAAAGGTAATCGTGATGGGTTGATACAGCAAATTATAACCTATATACGTAACGGTCACGTAGTTACACGTAAGCAGTGGGTACGTAGTGAATTTGCTGACCATGCTAAGAAGAATGAAGAAGAGAAGAAACAGGCTATGCTTAGGGAGCAGGAACGTGAAAGGGAAAAACATAACAAGGAAATAGGTGAGCATAATATTAAGGCTAGACATCAAGATGAACATGCTAGGAGAAAACAGAAGAAACGAGAACAAGAGGAACTAGGTATAAAAGGGCGTAACAGACATATAGTTGATAAAGAGCTAAATGAGTATAAGAAGAAGCTAGAGAGACAGCGTAAGAAGGAAGAACAAGAACGTAAAAAGCAAGAGAAAAGGGATAAGGAGAAGCAGAGAAAAGCTAAGAAAGAAGAAGCTAAACATGCTAGGTATGGTCAGTCTGACTAAACTAGGGCTCCGAATAAGGAAGAAGAGAGAATGGCTACACAGCCATCAAGCCGATAGCATGCACTAGGGTGTATGCTATTTTTCTTGCAATTACGAGATTTTATGTGTGAGGACTTACAGGATTCAACTTTATTTGTTATAAGGAGGTGCTATTATGGGAGCATGGAGCAACCTAGTTAAATCTCTCAAGCTAGGCAGTACTCCGTTGATGCCTCACAGTACAAGCACAGATGAGTTAGTAAAATCAGAACGGGTACAAGAAGCTAAGTCAATAATTGAGGACCCCTTGTCTATAATTCAGAGCATGGGGTATAAAGATAAACCGTCTTCTTTATCATATGACACTCTAAAGAGAATGGCTACACGTAACTCTGTTATATCTTCAATTATACAAACAAGGGTAAATCAGGTGTCAACTTTCTCACAACCTGCTCGATATACCAGGGATGGTGTAGGGTTTGAGATTAAGCTGAGAGACCCTAAATCCAAGCCTACCAAAGAGCAAAAGAGGATTATGCTAGCCTTAGAATCATTCATAGAAAACTGTGGGTTTTCATATGACCCTAGTAGGGACAATTTTGATACATTCCTACGCAAAATCGTTAGGGACTCACTAATCTATGACCAGTTAACATTTGAAATTGTGCCAGACAGGGTAGGCAGACCAGCAGAGATGTATGCTGTAGATGCATCTACTATACGTGCCGCTGCCATAGAACCACTAGATGGAGAGGACTATGTACACCCAACAACTCCTAATGCTAGCAATATAAAATGGGTACAGGTTATAGATAATAGTGTAGTTGCTGAGTTTGAAGGCGATGAGTTAGCGTTTGCTGTAAGAAACCCTAGGACAGACATCAACATACAACCTTATGGGCTTTCTGAACTAGAAATACTTGTACACCAGGTAACTGCACATTTATGGGCTGAAGAATATAACTCTCGTTACTTTTCTCAAGGCGGTACAACAAAAGGTATTTTGAACATAAAAGGTCAAAATATAAGTAAGGAGCAATTAGATGCTTTCCGTAGACAATGGACTGCACAAATAGCAGGTATAACAGGGGCATGGAAAACACCAGTTGTATCTGTAGAAGGGTTAGAGTATATTAATGTGTCTCAGTCTAACCGTGAGATGGAATATGAAATGTGGATGAACTACCTCATAAATATAGCATGTGCAGTGTATCAAATTGACCCTGCTGAGATTAACTTCCCTAATAGGGGTGGTGCAGGGGGTAGTGCTGGAAGTTTAGGTGAGGGTGGTATTGAAGACCGCCTTAAAAACTCTAGAGATAAAGGTCTAAGACCTTTATTGAGATTCATAGAATCTGTTATTAACAGATACATTATACGCAGATTTAGCCCTGAATATACATTTAACTTTGTTGGTCTAAATGGTGAATCTGAACAAGAACGCTTAGACTTGTCTAATAAGCAGATACGTACATTCAAGACTATAAATGAAGTACGTGTAGAGAACGATTTAGACCCTATTGAAGACGGTGACATCATCTTAGACCCTACTTTTGTCAACTACAAGATGCAAAAAGGAAATCAGGAACAAATGATGCAAATGGGTGGAGATGGTGGTCAGGGTGACGTACAGGACCCTAACCAAGACCCTAATGCTCAAGAGGGTGACCAACAAGAGGAATTAAGCCCAGAGGAGCAACAACGTCAGCAGGAAGATGAGCAAATATCTCAGAGTATAGACCAAAAATATGGTCAATAACCAATATGGAGTAAATAATGACCCTATGTGATTTTATTAGCATAGGGTTGTTTTGAGATATTGTACAATGAATTGGGAGGTGATGATATGGACATCTTTCGCTTTAGTGTTGATGCTGATATAGTTAAGTCCAATAGTGAAGATGAAGGACGTAGATTGATACGTGGTTATGCTTCTACTGAGGATGAGGATAGGCATGGTGAACATTTAGTACAAAAAGGTCTAGATATTTCAGATTTCGTAAAGCATGGATATTTTAACTATGATCACGATAATAGTATAATATTAGGATACCCTCTACCTACTTGTAGAATAGACGAGAAGGGGTTCTGGGTAGAAGGTGAGCTATTGAAGGGTATCCCTATGGCAGACCGTATTTGGGAGTTAGCTGTGGCACTGAAGAAATCTAGTGCTCCTAGAAAAATAGGATTTTCTGTTGAAGGTAAGGTCTTACAACGTGAGGGTAACCGTATAGTCAAAGCGAAAATTTATAATGTAGCTATAACTACCAACCCAGTAAATACAAACTGCTCATGGGAAGCAGTGGTGAAATCATTTAGTGGAAATGTAGGTAATATACTCGATAAGATAGATAAGTCCTTAGAAGCTGGATATGAGACTGACCCAACTAAATTAGAGGGTGGGGGAGTTTTCCGTAAGGAAAGTCTAGATAAGGACTTACACAACCTATCATATGTGATAGATGATGGGGAGAAGAAGAAAATTCTTAAACAGAAGCTATCAGCTAAGAAATCTCTATCAAGAAATGAACTCATAGTCTACTTACAGATAACGAAGGGATTCTCTTTGCAACAAGCAAAGGACTTTATAGACAAGCATATTAATTAGGAGGTGCCTACCTAATGTCTAAATTCGATGAAATCATTAGCAAATCATTAGATGAGATTGATGCCCTCGTAGAGGACTTTAAGAAGAGTGTAGGGGAAGCTGAGGAAGATACTATTTCTAAAGCACAAAACGATGAAGATTTATCAGCTGATGATATATCTGAAGATACTCCATCTTCTGATAACGGAGATGAAGATGCTGATGAGCCGCAAGCAGATGACCCTGCTGAAACACAAGAAGACGTAGATGCTGACACTGAAGGAGAAGAAGATGCTGATGAGGATGAGGAATATGAAAAATCCTTAGAAAAAGAGTTATCTTCTAACAACAGTGTCCGTAAAGCTCTAGAAGTTAGTGAATTCTTACGAGAGCTTGTAAAAAGCTTAGACAAAGTTATAGCTGATAATACCAACAGCATCAGCAAATCCTTTAAAGAATCCTATGAATCTTCTAATGGATTATTAGCTAAATCTGTTGAGGGTATTATTAAATCACAGCGTGCAGTACTAGAAACTCAGGCTGAGTTGCTAAAATCTGTACGTGCTCTAAATAAACGTGTCCAATCTTTGGAATCTCAACCAGTTGTGCGTAAATCTGTAGCTTCTAAAAATACACAAGTAGTTGAGAAGTCATTTAAAGCATCTGCTGGAGATAAACCACAACCTTCTACTACACTAACTAAGTCACAAGCGTCTGCTAAACTTACAGCAGCGTATGAGCAGGGACAAACAGACCTATTAGACGATATACTAGCTTTAGAAGGCACAGGTAGTTTCGATTCTATATCTGATAAAGCTAAAGCGTTTTTAGGATTATTATAATCGAATGCCAACATATATTTCGGAGGTGTACTAAGAGATGATGAATTTCGCTAACGGTGTAAACGGCTTTGGTATTAGTACTCAACAAGAAGTTGAGTTGCTAAACAAAGCGTTAGAAGCAGGTCATGAGGTTAATCCCCTAAATCTTGAGGGTGGTGGAGCATTCCGTGTTGAATCACTAGATAATAGCTTAAAAGTTCTTACTTATGGTGATCAACATATCAAATTCTGGAAGAAAATTCCTAAGCAAAAAGCATATTCTACTGTAGAACAATACGGTCAATTGATTGACTATGGTCGTAGTCAAGGAGCGTTCGTGGGTGAGGGCGTACTGCCAGATACAAACGACTCTACTTACGCACGTAAGGCTGCATTCGTTAAGTTCTTAGGAACTACTCGTGAAGTTACTCATCCAATGACACTTGTTAACAGTGCATTTGGTAATGTAATTGCACGTCAAAACCAAGATGGCATCCTTTGGCTATTGAAACAAGTAGAGCAAGCTCTATTCTGGGGTGATTCTAAACTAGCCCCTGGTGGACAAGAAGGTTTACAGTGGGATGGTCTTAACAAAATGATTGACCCAGAAAACACTATTGACCTTAAAAACAGCTACTTAGAAGAAAAGCATATTAACTGGGGTGCTCAGTTAATTATTCAAAACTATGGAACACCTACTGACATCTATTTACCATTTGAAGTAATGGCACAATTCTCTCAAGAGTTCTTCCCGAAAGAACGTGTAATCATGCCTACTCAAAGTGGTTACCAAGCAGGTGTAGTAGTTAACAAATTCATGACTCATGGTGGAGAGGTAGAATTCAATCCTGACATTTTCTTACACAAAACTCGTCCATTGAATCCTAATGCTTCTAGCTTTAAGGCTCCATCTGTAGGAACATTGAGCTTTGAACCTACTACAGACCTTGTAGGTACTGATGGAGATTGGGGTAAACAAGGTGCAGGTACTTACAAATTTAAAGTAACATTCAATAACTCCCATGGTGAGTCTATCCCATCTAACGAAGTAGTAGTTACGTTGGCTTCCGGTGACCTCAATAAGGGAGTCAAACTGACTATTACTAACCCAGCATCTACTGCATTCCCTGTTGAATACATCCGCTTGTATCGTACTGAAAAAGATGGAGATAAATTCTATGAAGTAGCTCATTTTGCAGTATCTAGTTCTAATTCCGGTGCTGTTACTGAGTATGTAGATAAAGGTGAGACTATTGCCAATACTTATACAGCATTCATGGGTGAAATGTCTCCAGACATTATTGCTTTCAAACAGCTAGCTCCACTTATGAAAATGGACCTTGCTACATTAGGACCAGTCATCCGTTGGATGATTTTACTATATGGTGTGCCTGTTTTATATGCACCTCGTAAATGGATGCGCTTTATTAACATCAAAGCTGATGTGCCTGGGTTTATAGGTGCTTAATAGCTTTATATAGATTCCAATAGGAAGTGAATTATATTCACTTCCTATTGTTGTTTTATGGGGTAAAAACCGATTATAAATTCTTAGAACACAACTATTTATGGGAGGTATGGACATGAGCTATAAAGTTCGCAATGAGAAATTAGCAGGGTTGGAAGTAGGTATCTCTACGGAGAGGGTTAAATTCGATGAGAATGGTATTGGTGAAATCCAATCTAAAGAATTATATGATGAGGTAATTAAGCTACCAAACTACTTCCCGGTAGAAGAAGCTAAAGCTGAAAGGGTAGAAAAAGCAGAAGAGCCTAAAGAAGAAGCAAAAGAAGAAGCTAAACCTAAAGCTACTAAATCCACTAAGGCTGCCTCTAAGAAGTAATATATAACAATAAAGGGGGTCTAGACTATGAAGTTCTCAGACTTAAATAGTCAGTTCCTCCGTGAGTACTACCTATTTGGTATTCCTCTAGAGGACCTGTATGGTAACAAGATGAAAGAGGGTATGTTGGATCATTATATAAAGTCAGCTATACAACATACTCAACGCATGCTACAAATCGTTATAGAGCCTGTTGAGGTTAAGGACGAGGTTCATGACTACTATGCCAATGACTTCCTAAACTGGTCCTTCATACAGTTGCATAAAAGACCAGTTATGGAAGTAACTTCACTGTCTATGTACTTTGGGGATATGAAAATGTTTGACATTCCAAAAGATTGGGTACGCATGCATCCAATATCTGGGCAGATACAATTATTCCCTGTATCTGGGTCTACTGGTAGCCTTATCCTCACTCAAAATGGCTCTTTTTTGCCAACTTTATTAGGTATATACCCAAATGCTCCAGGTCTATGGAGAATATCATATAGAGCGGGTATGGAGGATATACCGGATGACCTAGCTGAGTATATAATGAAACGTGCATCAGTAGGGGTATTACAAGTATGGGGCGACTTAATTATCGGTGCAGGTATTGCTAACCAAACTATTAGTATTGATGGGCTGTCCCAATCTATAGGTACTACCCAATCTCCAGAGTTCTCAGGTGCAGGTGCTCGTATCAAGAACTACATGGATGACATGAGAGAATTAGAGAAGAGGTTAAAAGACACATACCTAGGTATAAACTTAGGTGTAGTATAAGGGGTGGTATCAGTGTCAGGTATTGAACAATATGTAGGATATAACGCCCCTAGAGCGGACTTTAAGCCAGAAGCGTTTGATGCCCTTATAATCCAAAAAGGATATAGGGTGCTATGGGAGCAGGGTATGTTCTGTTCCTGCTACAATATGCAATCAGGTCAGCCGGACTATAATTGCCCTGCTTGCAAAGGTAAAGGATATGTATACTTCGGAGGTAAGATTACTAGAGCACTTGTGACTAGTATCAATGGTCACAGAGAGCAAGAACGTATTGGTCTATATGACATGGGGACAGCATATTTAACCCCACTAAGCACAGACAATGTAGGATTTCGTGACCGATTTACATTTTTAGACTTCATTGTAAAGTTCTCTGAGGTGATAAAGAGAGGTGCCCCTGGTACCGCAGATGCTTTAAGGTACGAAGCTATAGATATTATAGCTTTACGTAATCTGAATACAGAATACAAAAGAGAAGTAGATTTTGAATTATCAGAGGATAAAAGACACATTAAATGGATAACAGAGCCCTTATACGAGAATGACCAGTACTCTGTCCTTTACACAATCAGACCGGTGTATATAGCTATAAATCCTATTCATGAACTACGTGGAACTTATACTAAACAAGGGGCTAGAGGTCTAGAGAATTTTGTATCACTCCCTAAACAATTCCAAATTAAAAGGGAGGACTTCATAGAATATGATAATCCGTTCCAAGGCTAGTATCGGGCTAGACCTCTCTAAAGACTTTGACAGGATAGCTGATATGTCAGTCTCTAGTGTTGCTAAGGCAGTAAGAGACGCATGGATAGGGGAAGCCCTAAATAGATTAAATACCACAGCTAACGATTATGTTAGCAGTATAAGAACTAGGTTTTATAGAGGTGCATCAGAGTTTGTAGCTGAAATATACCTAGAAGGAAAATGGTCTAATGCTTTAGAGTCAGGGTTTGGTTCATTCGATATGAAGCCAGGATTTGCTAGAAGTAGCAAAAAGAAAATAAGCCAGGAGAATCAATGGTATTTACACATACCATTTAGACACACAACTCCTGCGGCTACTGGTAGGACTGGCAGACCAATGCCTAGCTCAATATATAGGAGAGCGTCACAACTTCCACAATGGGGTAGAATGCAATCTAATAGACCACCTGCTACTTCCTGGACAGGGTACCAACATAAGGGTGACATATATGATGGTCTTACTAAGGTACCGGAAACCCCATCTGGTACTAGAAGTGCTTACTTTACTTGGAGAACTGTTAGCCAGAACAGTGACCCTAAAGCATTTATACACCCAGGATTTGAAGGGGTACACATTGTGGACAGCTTAGATCCCTATATACAAGACACCTTCTCCTTAGTATTTGCTTCCAATGCTCAGCACGTACTGGGGGATAATAGGAGGAGATAATATATGATACCGATAGTCGAAGATTATTTAAGTGAATTGATACAAAGTAAGTTAGATTTTCTGAAAAGCAACCCAGACCGAATTGGTAACATATTATCAACTAGTCAGGCTAGGATTGACAGACTAAAAAACTTCATAGGGAATAACCCTATCAGGGTGATAAAGGGCTATCCTAGGACTCCTGCTGAATTACCTTGTATCTGTATATTATTGTCTGGGGAAAATGAAACGCAAGAAGGTCTAGGTGATTATGATAATACAGATGAGTATGATATATTGGAAGCAACTGTTGAAGCTGAGGTCATTGATAAGGTAGGGGGCAGACTAGAAGTACCTTATATAGAGCTGCCGTATAAACCAGTAGTTAATGTGTCTAGTATTGTCCACAATGATTTCGGCACAGTACTACAAGATGATGACTACGAGATTTATAACCCTGATTTAGGGTTAGTGGGATTTTATACTGGAATGGTAGAAGATGGTGATACAGTTACAGTCACCTTTACTTACCGTAATTCCAGTACAGATTTAACCCAAGTGTTGTATGAGGCTAACTACAGACTGGAAATATGGGCTCTTAATGCAGATTTGGTTGTAGAGCTGTATCACCTAGTGAAATGGGCTCTACTATCCGGCAGGGACCATCTTGGTTCTGACAGAGATATTATTAGACAGAGATTAGGGGGAGCAGATTTTGAACCAGCCCCTAACTATTTCCCAGAATTTGTATACAGACGTGCCCTTACATTCTGGTGTCAATTCTCAGTATCAGCCCCATATGAGGAAGAAGCAAATTACATTGATGGAGTAGTAATAAATCAATTAGAATACAGAGGGGAATTTGGTGGAGGTGATAAGTGATGGCTAGAGACAATAAGCAAGCAAAACAGGAACTTAAACAGGAACTTAATGGTACTTCTAAAACCTTGACACCACGCATCCATATTAATGAATTTATGATGTTACACTCAAACCTAGATGAGATGCAGAAAGCAGGATTCAAAGCGATATGTAAAAAAGAATGGATGCGTAAGGAAGAATGGCAAGAACAATTAGATAAGTATTTGAACAAAAATAAGAGAGGTGTTAAATGATGGCTATTAATCAATATGGAGTAGTTTTTAATGGTCGTAGGATTGTACACCCTGGTGCTTATGACGCTACAGATGCTTCAGCCACTACGGTAGTAAGTGGTGGTAGTTTAAACATCCCTATAATCATTGGTACAGCAGAAGCAGGTGAATCCGGTAAAGTTATGTGGTTTACTGATGCTTCTGAGGTACACAGACAGTTACGTGGTGGGGACCTAGTTATTGCCGCTGAATTAATGTTCTCCCCTATACCTGAAGGTGGGGGTGGAGCTAGCGTTATAGGATTACTAGTAGCTAACTCTACACAACGTGCTGAAAAAACTGTAGGAGGATTGAAAATTCAATCTCTTGAATATGGTAACGGTGGAAACCGTATTCAAGCTAAATTGGAAGATGGCACTATTACAGGAACTAAAAAGCTCACTGTTCATCGTTGGGATACAGAGCAGTTAGAAGTATTTGACAATTTGGGTGCAGCATTTGTAATTCAGTATACAGGCTCAGAGCCATATGCTGAAATCACAATTACAAGAACTTCTGAAGAAGCTACCTTATTGGAAACTAAAGTAGGTGCAGACCAGACTAGTGCTGTAACAGATGTGTCCTTAGACCTTACTAATGAACGCTTTTCTACTATTGAAGATATAGTTCAATACTTAAACAGCTTGTCTGGGTATGTTGTATCTTATGTGGATTATGGTAGAAATGCTGATTTACCTGTTAGCAAATTAGATGCTATATCTGGAGCAGATATTAAAACAGCTAGGCATATGATGGCTGTAGAAGGGGACATTGAATTACAAGTAAATAAGTTTTCTGAGCTAGTCAATGTTACCGTTACAGGACCACTATCTAACTTTGATTTCACTTACTTGACTGGTGGTTCTGCTGGTACTACTCCTTCTAGTTGGTCTGCTCATTTTAATGTAGTTAAGAAGCACTTTTCTGATATTCTAGTGGTATTGAGTGACTCTGAAGCTATTCATGCAGAAGCACTAACCCACATACAACAAATGGAGCTACGTCAGCAAAAACAAATGCTATTTACTGGTGGTGCTGTTGGAGAAACGGTAGCAACAGTAAAACAACGTGCTGCTGCTCTAAATAGTTCTCGTGCAGTACTAGCATATCCTGGAATTTACCATAAGAGTGTTGGGAATGGTAAGAAAGTCTTAGCCCCTTACTTTACTGCTGCTATGATAGCAGGACGTGTATGCGGGGTAGATGCTTCTGAACCTATCACATTTGATTATTTCAACCTAGTAGGTCTAGAGGTAGACTTATTAGCAGGTGACCCAGTAATTGACGAGCTCATATCGGCTGGAGTATGTACTCTTGAAAGAGTGGAAAATGATGCTATACGATTGGTACAAGGTATTACAACATATCTGGGACCGAATAACTCATTATTCCGTGAGATTTCTGTAAGACGTGGTGCTGATAAATTGTCAGATACTATGCGTAGGTCTATGGAGGATACTTTTGTAGGAAAGAAAGGTTTGCGAGCTACTGCATCAGCAGTAGAAACTAAGGCTATTGATGTCTTAGAGCAAGCTATAAGAGATGGAGATATTACAGCCTACAGAAACATAGTCGTACGTTTTGTAGGTTCAGTTGTGTATGTAGATTATGAAGTAGCTATGGTTGAGCCTATCAACTTTGTACTAATAACATCTCACTTTGTACCAGATTCTATTATAAGTACAACAAGTGAGGAAGAAATCTAATCGGAGGTGACCACAAATGACTACAGCCGCTAAACAATCCGTACATTCCGGTCACACCATTAATATCCGTATAGGTGCTACAATTGTAGGACGTGTACAGGGTCTTGATGGTGAGCGTTCTTTCGGTACAGAAGGTGTATATGAAATTGGTTCCATCATGCCGCAGGAGCATGTTCAAAACCGATATGAAGGTACCTTATCTATGGAACGGTTCTTCGTTCGTAATAAGGATCTAGCTAAAGCTGGATATGCTTCTGTAGGTGAGGAAGTACTTAAAAAAGATATTATCACTATAGAAGTTGTAGATAAATACACAGGAAAAGTAGTACGTTCTTATCATGGTTGTAGTATTGTTAGCTATCGTGAGACATTCCGGGTTAACTCTATTGCAGGGGAAAATGCTACTTGGTCATATTTATATGCTAAGTAATTGAGTCTCATATATAGGTCATGGGTATTTTTAAAATCACCCATGACCCTATTTTATTTATGAGTAAACTTATAGAGGAGGAATTGCAATGACAGAGATTAAACCAGAAGTACTGAAAACATTACGTTCAGAGGATACTTTACTGAAGATTAAACAAGGCAAGCGTAGAACTCATACATTCAAGGTAGATTTCAGTGAAATCAATGAGAAATTCGTAGGTACATTTACAGTACACCATCCATCACAAATGGAACGTTTACAAGTTGGTGTTCTAAAAGCTCAATTATTAGGCGGTGTAGCACCACTTGACGTGATGACAGATAATATTGCTACTATAATTTCTACTTTAGATGTAGTACTTGATGATAAACCAGACTGGTTTGATGTATTTGATGATGAACTGGACTATGAAATCTTGGAAGCTGTGTATTTAGAATACATTAATTGGGTGAATTCCTTTCGTAAAGGAACTGGAACAGAATCCAATAAAGGAACTAGCGAAAACTCCGAGAGCCAGGTTTGAGTGGTGGGTACAGACCTATTTTAGGGTCCTACCTACTGACCCACGCTTCTTAGACTTAACTGAAGAACAGTTAGACCTTATGTGGGAGCACTACTTACTAGACAACCCTCCTGCTAATCAGCCTACATATCATGACCCGGACTATGATAAAGAAGCAGGGGAAGATGGTAGACTACCACTAGCAGACCATGAGCATTTTGAGGACCCTGATTTTGATGCTGTTTGGAACGTAACAGATGATGAGGAACTTGATAGCGGAATTATAGGCGAAAATCCTTCCGAAGAAGGTTTTGAGAGAATTGGAGACGAGGAAATTGAGGATACAGAAGTGGATATAGACTTAGATAATGAAGACGAGTGGGAGGAGGTGTAAGGCATGGCGTCTAACAACAATGTGAGAATCAAACTCAGTGCTGATACAAAGGAAGCTATACGAAGCGTACGTGAGTTTGAGAGACAAGTAAATAAGCTCGGTGATTTAGCTGATCAGGGTCAGCGCAGACAAGACGGATTTTTATCTAGTAGGCAGGTACAGATGTATAGGAGAATCCTTAAAGAAATGGAGAACTCCTATGCACAACACCAAAAGAACTTGCAAAGGATAGAAGCCGAGTACCAAAATCGTAAAAACAGCAAGGAACTTGAAGAACTTAAGAGATTAGAGCGGGAGCTAGAAAAACGTCAGCGGCTATTACGTCATGCTGAAGGTGGCAATAGGTGGGGAGATGTGGCTAGCCCTGTGGTGCAAGAATATCACAGGACTAAACTAGAAGAAGCCCAGAAAGCCTTAGACGCATATAAAAACTCTGATGAGTTAAAGAAAGCTATGGCTGACGTGACCCAGCTAGAATCTGAACTTAATGTAATGCGATCTACTTTACAACAGCTACAAGCCGAACGTCAGCGTGCACAAATTCATAGTAACCGCATAGATCAAATGTATGAGATGGACCCTACTATGCGCAGATATATGAATGGTGTTGTGCAGACAGTAGGCTCTACTGGTGCCATCATAGGTTTTAATAAATACTGGGAATACACAATGGGTGGTATAGACATCCTTAGAGCACAAGAAAGAGAAGCTAGTGCAGTTGCTCTAAGGTCTGGTGCTTACACTGGTGTAGACGGGGCTGATGGTGAACATAGGAGGGCTATATACAATTTAGGTGAGCAAAATAACTATGATACTCTACAGACTGCCGCATTACAAAGATTAATACTAACAGGTGGAACGTCAAGCGACCTTGATGCTCTGAATAAGGATACATTTGCTATTCAGAGGTTTAGTAGAGCTTATGCAATGGATCCTATGCAACTGGCTTCAGCAGGTTCTCTATTGCAACGTATGGGGACTTTAGATGAAGGGCAACAACAGAGATTTGCTAATATGATTGCAGGTGCCATAGCTAAAAATGGTATGCGTGGTCGTGAAGAGGAAATGCTGAGGGCTACAATATCCTTAGCTGAATCAGTAAGCCAGGGGCAAGCTATATTTACCCAACAGCAGTTGAAAAACACAATGGGGTTACAGGTGGCATTAGGTCAGTCTGTACCAGAACTTAGAGGTGAACGAGGAGCCCAATTGTTATCTACTATAGATAGCTCTATCAAAAATGGTGGTCCTCAATTAGACTTATTGATGGGTAAGGGTACTGAATTTGTTGGCTTGCATGGCATGACCAAGCTAGAAGAACTTAAAGAACAGGGTCTATCTAACCCAGAAAACTTACAACGGATACTCAAAAATGCTAACCGTATGTTCGGTGGTAATGAGGATATGATTAAATGGGCTCTTAAAGAGCAACTAGGATTACAGATGAACGAGTACAACGCTCTTAAAAAATCTGGGTTATTGGATAAGATTATGGAGGACCCTTACTCTGTTACATCGGCAGACCTATCAAAGGCTGGTGCTAAGGAATTAGCAAAACAGTGGGGGACTTATTCATCCTCTGAAACTGCTAAGGTGGACTATTTAGATTCTCAATCCTCAAACCTACAAGCTAGCCATGCACAACTAGCTGATGAAGCCGCTAAAAGTTCTAGGGGTATATGGCATGGCATGCCAGACTGGATGCAACATGCTCTATTACCTCTGGTATCCCTTGGTGGGGGTTTGGCTATAGGCTGGAAAGGTGGTCTTTTACTTAGAAAGGCTGCTAATGCAGTTACTAAACGCATCAACCCCAACATCAGTGGTCAAGGCGGTATAGCTAATTGGCTGTCTAGCAAGTTTAAGGGCGGTGGTGGCGGTACTCCTCCTACTCCTCCTACTGTACCACCTGCGGGTGGTGGCGGATTCAGAGGTGCAATAGGTCAAGTATTAAAAGGTTGGGGTAAAGCAGTTCCTCTAGCAGGCGGTGCTCTGACCGTTGCTGTAGACCAAGCTACGACTGATAACAACTTTGGTAGAAGTATTGCTAAAGGTGTAGGTAGTGCCATAGGTAATGTGCTGGGAGCCGCAGGTGGTATAGCTTTAGGCTTCGGAACAGGTGGGTTAGGTGTAGCTGCTACTGGTGGTATGACTATTGGTGGCGGTATGATAGGTGAGAAGGTAGGAGATTGGATTTACAGTTTATTTGCTGGGGATGAGGATAAGCAACCTAAGAAAGTACCTACCCCAGACAGTTCTTCTAGTGCTGGGGATAAGCAATCTAAGAAAGTACCTACCGAAAACAGCTCTTCTAGTGCTGGGGCTGTTGCAGTTGGTAGTATTAATACCGATAGGATTAACATAAATAATAAAGACCTTGCTAGCTACTTTGAAAAGCAGCCCTCTCGTAAAGATGTGTCCCAGTCTACTAGCTCTTCTAGTAAGGAGCAAGTCATTAGGATAATAATTGAGGGCGACATCAAAGGTATGGATAAGAAGAACCAAGATAAGGTTACTAACTCTATTAGAGACTACTTCTCCATCTTATCCAGCCCTTTCAATCCATTTAGATACAACCTGGCTTTTGACCAATCCAGACAGCTAGGATAAGAGGTGGTATTATGAATGTAGAATTATACCGTCCTAGAGCTAATGTAGTATTCTATACTGAAAATGGGGAGTTAGTGGCAAGAGCCACTAACGACCCTAAATCAGCTATGGATGATGACGTGGTTAGCATAACCACTACCAGGGATATGCAAGCAGACTCCCCTACGTTCTCCATAGAACTAACTACTAGAAAGCCTTGGCATAAATGGGTAGCTTCCAATGATTTAGTCATTATACAAATGTATAGACCACCGGAAGCCTTAGCTACAGTATTCGTAGGACTAGTAGATGACTGTCGTAAAAGAGTTATAGTTGCTGATAATACTGTTCAAAGGGTCATCTCTGTAGTTGGTAGGGGTGTAGCTAAAGCATTTATTAGATTTGATGTGGGAATAGTACCGGAAGCGGAATATGCGTCTACATCAGTAGGCTGGCTGGAGTCAGCAGGTATCACTCTTGCAGGCTCCGCTCCTGGCAGAATAGTTGAAGCTATATGGGATATTATATGTATGAAGCACATAAATTATAAATGGAGCAACGGAAAAACTTTATTTGATTATGTAAAGAAATCTGTTAAGGACAGACCTAACCTCAAGCTACTAGATTCCTCCAATATAATGAACTGGCAAGGTAGTATCTATGCACTATTTAAAGAAGTAGCTGAAGAGCCTTTCTATGAAGTGTTTTGGGAAATACTAGGTGGGCTCCCAACTCTTGTAGTTAGACCTACACCTTTCAATAAGACTGACTGGGATAATTTGACTGTCATAAAAATAACAGATGCCGATGTGGTTTCCGATGAAGTTGGTAGAAGTGACGTAGAAACATACAGTATCTTCTCTGTTGGTGCTAAGACCCTATTTAGCCCCCACGACACGTATAAAACCTTTGGAGTACTACCTTACTGGAATAAAGAGTATGCTAAAAAGTATGGTAACTCTAGGTTACATGTTGAAACATCCTACACTTCAGTATCTAGCAGTGAAGATGTAGAATTGCAAACTGACACTATGCGGGAATTAATGAGGGACCTATATAATTGGAATATTAAGAACAATTCCATGCTTAATGGTAATTTAGTTGTCAAAGGTTCCAATAAATATAAAGTAGGAACCAGAATTATATATACATCTACAGAAAACAATAGCGAAAATGAATTCTATGTAACCTCAGTTACACATACATTTGTTAATTTCGGTAAATATACAACCACCCTAGGAGTAACTAGAGGATTACCTCCGAAAGAGAGATTTACACCTCCTTGGGATAAATATGAAGAATACTCTGGTTTAGGTATAGTACCATTTGATCCTAAAGCTGCTAAAGAAGCTATGGAATTAGAAGGTGGTGTTGGAGGTGATGGTTTATCTGGAGTAGACTTTGGTACATCAAACAGAGTTGTATCTGGGGCTAAAGAAATAATGGAGAAAGGTATAAATGGGGTTAAAGTTAGGTATATTTTTGGAGGAAATGACCCATCTAGAGGTAGGCTAGATTGTTCGTCTTTCACTCAATATGTATACAGAACGTATGCTGGAATAGATATAGGTAGGGTTACAGGTGAACAGGTTACAAAAGGTTTTAAAATTGATAAAAGTCAATTAGTGCCTGGTGACTTAGTATTTTTTAAGGGGACTTACAACAGTCCTCACATATATGGAGTTTCTCACGTAGGAATCTATATAGGTGATGGTAAATTTATTCATAATTCTAGTGGGGCAGGTGGTGTAACTACAGGGGATCTAAGTAGCTCTTACTGGGTTGATCATTGGTTAATGGGCAGAAGGGTACTAACTGGAGGTCAATCTAGTGGAGGTTCGGGAGAAACTTTTATAGCAAGTGCATATGGGGCTACTGCTCTTAACTTAGGAGCCCCTAGTTGGTGGACTCCTACTGGAAAAACAGCTATAGGCACAAGACCTGTGGAAGGTAGAACTATAGCAGTTGACCCTAAAGTAATACCACTTTATAGTAAAGTTAGAATAACATGTGATAGCTATCCTAGTGTTAACGGAGAATATATTGCAGAAGATACAGGAGGAGCTATTAAAGGTAAAAGAATAGACATCTACTTTGATGATCTTCCTCCTAAAGACCCTCATGCGGCTAGAAAACGTATGTTAAATTTTGGTAAGAGAGAAGTTAAAGTTACAATACTAAAAAGAGGTAAGGGGTGATGACCAATGGAACTGGATGCTAGGTTACAACCTCATTTAGGTAGGGTCAAGAATAACTATAAACCACACCTGGATTTTAACATGATCGCTGTAGCTAAAATTATAAAGGTCCATCATAAGCATGGTACAGTAGATTTACAGTTAATAAAATCCAATAACGTTATTTCTTCTGATCCATCTAATGAAGGTAAATATGGTGCTAGAATACTAACTACTACAGCCCATTATGACCCAGTTCTAATGTCATCTTCCGGTGTAGTCGAACCTATTCAAGAAGGTCAATTGGTGCTGGTAGCCTTCATAGATGGGTTAAAAAACCAGCCTGTAATTCTAGGTAGTTTTCACCAAACATGGGAAAGTGAGCAAAACATCTTACCCAGTATATATCCTTTGAACCCAAATAATTCTATGTGGGAGAAGAGGGAAGCCCTTAAATATCTAAGGGTACACCCTTCCCAATTCTATCAAAGGGTAGATGGAATTGGTGCTATGGAGATGTCCCACCCTTCTAAGACATTCTTGCAGATAGACCCAGACCTGTATGGGGAGATAAGTGACAGTCATAAGGGTTATGACCATATAAATCTTAATGAAAGAGACCCCTATACAGGTCAATCTAGGTCTGCTAGGACAGAAGAGTCAGCCTATCCAGTAAATGTGTTATTCGTTCATCGCAGCAATTTTGATGATAGTATGACTACTTGGACTAAGTTCTTCATAAACTCTTCCGGTATGTTTAGGCTGACAAGGGACAACAATGATGGCACACTATCATACTTACAAATATCCGAAAACGGAGAAATGATATTAAGAAGGCAGACTGATAGCCCTAATCATGGGGAAGGAGAAAACTACTCTGAAATGTCTATTGGTCAAGATGGCACAATAGCAATGAGCAGAGTAGTTGATGGTAAAAGCTCCAGTATAGCTGTAGATGGGTATGGGGATATTATATTGTCCCATAAAGACGGGTCCTATGTAAAATTGACTCCAGATGGTATGATAAGTGAAGGACCAGATGGTACTGGTGAAGGAATAGGAATTACTGTATCAGCTGTACAACCAGAAGATGTACCAGATGGTCACCTCTGGATAGATATTAGTGATATAAAGGGGTGATAGGTCATGGCAAATAATCAGTCCGATGGTAAAAACAAACTAAAACGTATAGAATTTGTCTTCGCTGGCAAGTCCTATAAATTTATACTTAACCCTGAAGAGTACCAACAAACAGAACCCAATAGAGCTAATGTCACCCAAACTAAGGCAGGGGCTTGGATAGATGAATTTGGTGCAGGGGTGCCTACAATACAATTTAAGGGTACTACTGGATTTAAGAATGGAACATCGGACCCTACTAAAGGATTCCAAAAGTTCAAAGAGCTTAGAGATACTATAAGGAAGGTATACAACAGGGTGTCCCCAGGGTCTGTAGTACCTTCCTCTAAGGAACTACTGTTTTATAACTACACTGATGGGGAATACTGGGTAGTAACCCCCACAACATTTGAACTAATGAGATCAATAGCTAGACCAACATTGTATGCTTACAATGTACATCTTATATGTCAAAGACGTATTTCTAACCCTAACGCCTCAGATGTATCTTCAAATAAGTCAATAACTAAAGCTAGGAGGTTAGACAAATGATTGATGAAACTTATATAAAGACCTCCGAGATGGTAATTCAAAACGAATTATATGATACTCTATGTAATATGTCCTATCTATTGCAGGATGATGGTGGTAAAGTACTAGACCGGGAAGCTAAGTTTGTCATAAGGAATCTGAAAGTAACCCCTACTGGAACGATACAGGGTCTAGGAGGAGATTTGGTGTTAAAGCATGATTATCTGTTAGGTCAGGAGGTATTTGAGCCAGTACTGTCTCAGTATGCACTTGAAGTATATGGACATATATCAGCTCTAAAGCCTGACTATGTAGTGAAATCTAGTTATGACCCAGATACAGAAATTAGTATGGTACTTCGATATACAAAAGGATTACCGGATTATGTTGCATCATACATGTCCTACCTGTATCTAGAACTGTATTCTCTATTTATTGCACTAGTAGGGTATCGGACTGGCAGTGTATTCAAGATGAGCTTATCAGAAATTGACACAATAGCAAAAAACTGTAGGTATGTTTCAACAAAAATAGGATTGGTAGGAAATCAAGAGAACACATATAGAACATTAAATGTGCTAAAACATATACAGAGAGCTATTTTATTTGTTAAAACAAGTATTCCATCAATTTTGAGGTGATGTTCATGCAGTACACCATCAAATACGGTGATACAATAAGGATGATAGCTCAAAGGGAATTAGGTAATGCTGATCTATGGACAGAGATAATAGCTCTCAATAATCTGTCTTATCCTTATATTTCAGATACCCCTGCTGATGGCGTAGTCACTCCTGGGGACACTATTTACTTACCTGTTCTAGATACCGAAGATATACCTGCTGAAGAGGTATCATTTGGTACAGATTTAGCACTTTCTACAGACAAGATAAACCTATCCTACTACAGAGGAGGGGATTTAACTGTAGCAGTGGATGGGGATTACCAACTAGTATCTGAATTGGACTGCTTAAGACAGGACTTAGCACACCGAAAAATGACTCCATTGGGTACAGTTCCTTATCATCCTTCCTATGGAAGTAACTTAACCACTATTGTGGGTAGTAAAAAGGATGAAAACTGGAGAATTAAGGCTAGGTTAGAGGTAGAAAGGACTATAAAATGTGACCCTAGAGTAACCGATGTCCGAGATGTTACTATTGAAGACCTGCCAACAGGTATAAGGATAGATTACACTGCTGTGGCTAAAGGAATTGTATTTAGAGGGGGAGGTATCGAAGGTGAAGAAGTTTAGAGAAATACTAGGAGATATGGCTTCATGGCTTGTTCTAAGTGGAAGTAAAGTAACTAACTTTACAGTTGGTTCGGTTGCACGCAGTATCTTAGAAGCTGTAGCTATGGAAATTGAAGATTTGTATTACTACATTAGGACTAAATTTGAAGAGTTGCAGGATAATGCTATATACAATAGCTTTGGATATAATAAAAGACCTGCTGTGCCAGCTACAGGATACGTGACAGTTAGGTTTACTCAGCCTTTAACCCAGAGTGTGTTGTTTAAAGCAGGTACTAGATTCTATACTATTCCTTTAAATGGTAAAACTATATATTTTGAAAGTATAGAAGATGTGACCGCAAACATAGGAGCTACAGAGGTTGATCTACTTGTTAGGTGTACAACAGCTGGCACTATTGGCAATGTTCCTGCTTATTCTATTACTAGGATAGTAAATTCCATGCCTTTCCTTGCAGGAGTATTCAATAAGGAAAAATTCTTTACAGGCTTACCAGAAGAAACTAAAGAAGAAAGGCAAAAAAGATTTAATGACTTTATACAGAGTCTGGGTAAGTCAAGTACTCCTGCTATAATATATGGATGTATGCAGGTAGAAGGTATTGCTGGTGTATATGTGAAGGAAGATATTGGGATGATTTATGTGTATGCTCATGATGCCTTCGGTAACCTAAATGACCAATTAAAAGCAGATTTGGAAGCCAAGCTGTATGAATACAAAGCCGGAGGAATTAAAGCTATCATTTCAGGTGTTATTAAGAAACCTATAGACCTGAATATAAAAGTTCTTATAGATAATGGATATGATAAGTCCAGTATACTATATAAGATTGAAGAAGAAGTTAGAGTTTATTTAAATAAAATGGTTGTATCAAAACCTTTGGTACGTGCTGATTTAATCAGATTCATAATGGAGATAGATAGGGAAGCCATAGAGAATATTTCTATAAACTTGGATAAAGACATAGTAGTGGAGCCCCAAGAATTGATACGCCCAGGTGTCATAACTGTGACAGAAATGGAGTGATAATAAGTGGGCATCCTCAAAAGGTTATCTTCTATATTTACTAAAAAGGAAAATTCTGAGATAGGTTATCTAACTAGCTCTATAGATAACTCTATTTCTGAGGTATTAGATACAGTAACCGATATAGAATTATATCAATCAGTTATACCTTCTGCTACAGGTGAATGGCTTGATTTATGGGGGAATAGGTTTGGTGTACCTAGGGAACCAGGGGAGTTAGATGAATCTTATAGAAATAGGATACTGTCTGAGGTTACAAACCAAAAAGGAACAATACCTGCATTAATAAGTGCAGTTAAAAGGGCATTAGGTGAGGACACTAAGGTTCGGGTAGAGGAAACCTACCAAGATCTTAGAATATTTAATGTATCCACATTTAGTGGTACCGGAAAGTTCCAAGATTCTGATACTGTAAGACTAGGTGTTGTTAAGATTTTTATTAATAAGCCAGAGAATGAGAAGCTAAGGGAGGAAGTATGGAAGACTAAGGCTTCAGGTATAAGAGTTATAATTGTTGAGGAATTAGACTAAGTAAGGGGGTTCAAATATGACAACGGTAGATAGAAGCAAAGCTCCATACTATGATGATTATGACCCAAGCAAAAACTATAGCCAGATACTGGCTGTACCAGGTAGGGTAGAGCAAGCTAGGGAATTTACACAGATGCAGACCATGATTTATGATTATCTGCAAAGGCTGTCTGATACCATCTTTAAAAATGGTGCCATTATTTCTGGTATGGGGTTCGTAATGAAAGAATCCACTCTTTTAGTAGAGAGTGGGAAAGTATATTTGAATGGCAAAATACACAACTTCGTAGAGCAAGAAATACCTATAACCAAGTCCGGACAGGAAATTATAGGTGTAAAATTAATAGAGTCTATAGTAACAGAGAACGAAGACCCTTCTCTATTGGACCCTACCACAACTACAGGAAACTATGGACAACCTGGGGCACATAGGGTTAAGAACAAAGTAGTATTGACAGTCAATGATCCTAATGCCTCTACCATTTATGAATTCTATGACGGTCAGCTGCAAGCAGAGGTACCAAGACCACAATTTGATGGATTAGCTGACCTGTTAGCTAAGAGGACATACGATGAATCTGGTAACTACCGGGTACGTGGATTGGAAATTATAGCTGAACCTTATGATGCTAACAACGTACAAATTACGGTAGAAGCTGGTACGGCATATGTTATGGGTTACCAAGTCATCAAGCCCACCCCAGTTAAGCACATTATACCAATGTCAAAAGACTACAGGACAGTTGTAGGGGAACCTAAGCTATACAAAACTGGTACTAATATGTACCTGTTAAATAACCACCCTGCAAAATCCATCAGCCAAGTTACAGCATATGTTCAAGTTAGTGAAACATTAACCAGAGGTAGCACCCCTGGAGGTATTGATTATTTATCTAACACTCCAGTAGTTGATGTGCTAATTGTACAAGCTGGGGGCACAACTTATACAGAGGGCGTAGATTTCCAATTAACCAATGATGGTATCGACTGGAGTTTAGGAGGTAGTGAACCTACAGCAGGTTCTTCATATATAGTAACATACCTGTTTAACAAGACAATGGTACAGGGTCAAGACTATGAGCATTATCAAGAAGTAGGAGAATTTGGTGAAACTAAAGACTATGTTAAATTCTTAGCTGGAGATAAGCCTGCCAATAGTACCACTTTCTACGTAACCTATGACTTCTATCTAGCTAGAATGGATTTAGTCAGCATAGACAAAGATGGGAACATAGTGGTGCAACGAGGTCAGAGTGATATACCTAGAAACGTAAAAGCTCCAATCAATGCTAACCCAGATGTATTACCTTTAGGGGCAGTGTATTTACCTCCTAATAGTGGTAATGCTAAAGCAACATCTAACACTGTCACTAGGCTCGATATGGCTCAATTGCAAAGATTGGCTAAAAGGGTGGAGGACTTAGAATTTAACCAAGCTATCACCGCCTTGGATAGGGAAGCTATTGACAGTGAAGTAGCTACTGACTTAAGAGGTATATTCTCCGACAGCTTTAGGTCTACTGCACGTGCAGATATGTCACATCCTAACTTTAACATTATGTACGATTTAGAATTAGGTAACATAATGTTACCATTAGCCAACATCAAAGTAAGAGATATGCAAGTTGCTAACCCTTCTAGTGTTAAACAGTTTTCTCGTATAGCTACAGCCCCTATGATAGAAAGGGTTGTTATAACACAACCTTATGCAACTACCACTATGAAGGTTAACCCATACCTAGCATTTAATACTATGGCTGTCCTAAAATTGAATCCGCAAGTTGATAACTGGATAGAGGACAGTTACATCAAAATAGAGGAAACCAAATTCCAGGCTAGGAACTTCTGGAGATGGTGGGGACACCCTGAACGTAAAGCATGGGTAGAGGACCTATTTGGTCTAGAAATAGTAGAAGGTGCACCAGTAGGTACCAAAGTTGAGGACTGGCGACCTGCATGGCAAGGACCTAATATATTCCCTACTGCTACGGCTATTAAGACCGAGAAATCTCGTTCTATATTGCAGGAAGCTATAACTCACATGAGACAAATTGAGATTACCTTACATGCTACCAACCTAGAGCCAAGTACAGACAACCTTGAATGCTTTTTTGATGGTGTAAGAGTAAACTTAACTCCTCTGCCTGGATACAGCGCAGGTAGTAAATCAGGCTCAGTGAGAGCTAACTCATCGGGAGAAGTTAAGGCTAAATTCACTATACCACCTAATATTAGGACAGGTACTCGTGAAGTTAAGCTAATGAACGCAACTAACGTAGCTTCCACTTCATTTACATCAATTGGTACTAAACGTACTACAATTGATAAGATTATCACGACACGTATCACCCTAACAACCATAGATCCATTAGCCCAGACATTCCAATTCGAGAAAGACACCATGTTAACCTCGGTTGGTGCCTATTTCTCAGCTAAGGATAATACCCATAATGTTCTAGTGCAAATCAGAAATGTAGTCAATGGCTATCCGGGGAATGTTGTGTATGCAGAAAAGGTATTAACACCTAGCCAAATCAATGTCAGTGAGGATGCCACTGTAGAAACTAAAATTACTTTTGATGACCCTGTGTTATGCTCTGCTAAAGAGCAATACAGCATGGTATTCCTAACTGACAGTGCCACAACTGCTATGTACGTATGTGACTTGGGTCAAAATGACATCACTACAGGCGTTAAAGTCACACGTCAGCCATACCTTGCAGGTATGCTATTTAGCTCATCTAATGGATTGGCTTGGACAGCACACCAATCTATGAGATTGAAATTCAAAGTGTATGCTGCTCAATTTAATGCCAGTACAACTATTGATTTTGTAGAGCAAACAGGTATGGATGCTGACAGGCTACTCCTACTGGCTGATGTTATTGAACCTACTGAAACTTCTTGTCAATGGCAGGTAAGTTTAGATGGTGGGGAATATCAGCCTATTACTGAGTACAGTGATCTAGACTTACTCAAAGTAGCTAGCAAAGTGAAGCTACGTGCTATCATCACCACCAATGGTGATATGTCACCTATCATAGCTATGGACAGTATAAAATTGACAGGATTTACGACTGGGTTATCCGGGTCCTATATAGGACGTAATGTGGAGCTGACATATCCATACACCACTGTTAAGCAGTCATTTGAAGCCCACATACCAAGTGGATGCTCAGTGACCCCACAGTTCAGCTATGATAGTGGTAATACTTGGATTACGCCTACCCAAGTATCTGCACAACCTATATCAAGTGAATATACTAGATATGTATGTGAAGCTACCATACCTGAAAGTGCTAATGCTATGAACTTTAGGGCTAGACTAAACATAACAGCTAATAGCCCAATTCTTAGACCTAGAGCTAGAAAATTCGTCAATGTTATGAAATAACATAAGAGAGGGGTAATTGCAATTATTTAATTTGCAAAAGCCCCTCTTTAATTTTTCCAGATAAGGAGGTAATCAGTATGCCACATATGCATATTCATAAATCTAGTGGAGGTATAGTATTCACTCCTACTAAAGAAGAACGTGAAATCATAGAAATGAAGCGAGCACTAAAGCAAGAATTGGAAAATGTACGGAAATTAAAAGAAGAGCTTCTTCAAGTGAAGAAGTTTATAGGGGATGATAAGTAATGCCGACAGCTAAAGTTAAAGTCGATGGTAAATGGTATGAGGTAGGTGGACTGTCTAATGCTGAGAGACAGTCCATTTTAGGAGAAGCTAGCCAATATGCCAACCAACTATTCCAAGGGATGCAGGATGAAATAAACAGTCTCAATCAGGCTGTTCAAGATACAAATAACTATATTGATGGGGCATTTAAGGATGGTATTATAACTGAAGTAGAAGCCAGAGCTATTCAAACTCACCTAAAGACCTTAGAAAGTAGAAAGGCTGAGTTGGACAGAGAATATAATGATATTCTAGGAAATGTATACCTCAGTGAAGATAGCAGAGCAAGTTTAACGTCAGCTAAAGCTTTTTATGATTCTAAGTATAATGCACTAGTTGATGAGATCCTCAATGCTATAGTAGATGGGGAGGCTAGTCAGGGGGAAACCACCTTAGTAAACCAAAGGTTTGTAGAGTACAATAATGCTATTAGCCTTCTAGTGTCTGCCCTAAGAAGTGCTACAGAACAAATTGGTGAAGCGAAAGCTGAAGAAACATTATCTAATGCTATAGACTATACAGATGGCAAAATAGCTCCAATTGAATCAAGATTGCTTCACGCAGAATCACAAATAACTCAAAACGCACAAGAAATACAACTGCGTGTAACGCAACAACACCTAGAAACTGTCATGGGCAACGTCAAACAAGAAGCTGTGGAAGAAGCTAATGCTTATGCTGATGGATTGTTACATCAATCTACAGAAGCCATACAAAATTTACAATCACAAATTGAGGATACTAATACTTATATTGATAATTCTTTCAGAGATGGAATAATAACAGCTCTTGAAGCTAGTGGTGTTGCTAATTACCTAAATACTTTAGGAGCTATGAAAAACTCTTTTGATGCTTCATATAATGCTATATATAATAGTCCTTACCTAAAAGGTACGTACAAAACTAATTTAGACAATGCTAAATCTAATTTAGATACTGCCCATAGTAATTTAGTTAATGCTATAAATCAAGCCATATCAGACAACATAGCTACAGTTGAAGAAAAGAATGATGTAGATACCAAATTTCAACTATACAACGATGCTATAACTATATACAGGATGCGTGTAGAACAAGCTACTGACTCAATAGCCAAAGAGAAAGCATTAGAAGCAGAATCTAATGCTAATGATTACACTGATGGTCAACTCATACCTATTGAACAAAGACTAGTTACTGCGGAATCTACTATTACTCAGTTAGCAGATGAAATAGAACTAAAAGTGACAAAAGAAGTTCATGATGCAGATTTAGTTAAAACTCTTAATCAGGCTAAAACATATGCCGATGATTTAAAATCTATTACAGACCAGTCACTTCAGAATCTACAAAATCAAATAAATAGTACTGAATCATATATTGATGGTGCATTCAGAGATGGTATCATATATGAAGCAGAGTATAAGAAGATTCAATCTTACTTGAATACTCTGAGTGAGAGTAAAACACAATTTGATAACAGATACAAGGAAATCTATAACAACACTTGGCTTGTAGGTACACCTAAGACTGACTTATCTACTGCTAAAACAAACTATGATGAAAAATATAACCATTTAATTGATACCATCAATAATGCTATTGCTGACCAATTAGCAGATGTTACAGAGTCCCAGGCTGTAGATGCCGCCTTTACTGACTATAATAACGCCTTAGCTTTACTTGCTTCAACATTAGAGAGAGCTATTGATGCCATAGCTCAGGCTAAAGCAGATAGGGCAAAACAAGATGCACAAGCCTATGCAGATAACATTAGGTCCATTATAAATGGTCAAATACAGGCTCTACAAAATGACATCAATGCTACCAGTGATTATATTGACAACTCATTTAAGGACGGTGTAATTTCTGAAGCTGAAGCTAAACGTATATCAACATATATTAACATATTGAATGAATCTAAAAATGTATTTGACCAGAGATACCAGGAAATTTATAACAATAGTCTATTAGGACCTACGTATAAACTAGAACTAAATAATAAGAAACAAGCTTATAATTCTGCTTACAATAACCTAATTAACTCCATAAATACGGCTATAGCAGATGGAACAGCTTCTCCTAATGAAGCTACAGATGTTGATATTAAGTTCTCAGCATACAATACAGCGGCTAAGGACTTAACTTCTGCTATAGAAAGAGCTATAGACAACATAGCTCAAAACAAAGCAAACCAAGCACAACAAAATGCACAGCAATATACAGATGATGCAATTACTCCTATTGATTCTAGGTTAAGTGTCGCTGAATCTGCTATTACTCAACATGCAGATGAAATATCTTTAAGAGTAACTAAAACAGAATTTAATACTGTTATACAAAATACTAATGATACTATACAACAGAATACTGCTCAGCTAGCTTCAGATATTAGCCAAGCACAGGCTAAAGCAGACGAAGCCTATAACTATGCAGCTGAGCTAGAAAATGATATTGTGTATAAAGTGGAGATAATCAGTAGTAATGGGGTAATCTTTAAAAATGGTCAAATCAATACAGTTTTAAATGCAAAAGTGTACAGGGGAACGCAAGATATAACTAATACTATACCTGCTACTAGGTTTAAGTGGACAAGAATATCAAATGATCCAGTAGCAGACGAAGCGTGGAACGCAGCCCATTCTACGGGTACTAAGAGCATAACAATTACAAGTAATGATGTCATATCAAAATCTACATTTCAAGTGAATATTTTAGATTCATAGTATTTTATTATATCAGGAGGAATTATATATGGCTATTATTGCTTCTGGTCAAATAACTATTTTGGACTTAAATGATGCCATCGTGTCCGGTACCGCCCCAGCTAACCCAGTGGTAGGAACATTATGGATTGACACTTCTGTCAACCCTAATGTCCTCAAAAGATGGAATGGTACACAATGGACCCCACAAACCTTAGATTTAGGTAACCTGGACCCACAGGCTCAACAAGATATTGATAATAATAAGATTACTTTAGCTAATATGGCAGATGACACTATTTTAACACGACAAGAACGGTCCTATGTAAAAGATTTAGTTACAAAGATTATAGGAACAATTATAACTGATAATGGTACTATGCCTACACTAGCAACCTTAGATTCATCTGGTGTTGGTGATGTAGCTACAGCTAGAAAATCAGCTGTTAATGCTGGTATAGATATCTCTCATGTAGATTATACTGACTTAGGAACTAAGTATACAAACTTAGCTAACTATCTCAATGGCTTAAATCCAAAGCCTTGGGATACTACATCATCTACTAATGTAACTATAAACCCTACTACTTGGAGGAACACATGGTTACAATTCTATACTGCACTAGGTAAACTTAATCAAACTGTATCTGATAAATTAAGACAGAATGCAGAAGGTAACCTTGTTGACAACCCTTCTATTACGGGAGCTGTAGGAAGATGGAATAAAGGCACCTCTCCTACTATAGAGAACATTGACTTCCAAGGTAAAACTATACCTACAATGAAAGTAACTACTACTGGAGACGTTATGGTAATACATGATGACATCTTGGTAGATCCATCCAAAGCATACCAGGTATCCTTATGGTTTAGATCCAGTACTATATCTACAGGTACTGTATATCTTGGAGTATATGCTTATGACTCAGCTGGAAACAACATAGGTATAGATGTTGTAAATGACTCTACTGGTGCTGTTACAGCAGCTAATACCAACCCATACGCTTGGTCCGGTAACAACTCATCAGCAAACACATGGGTACAAAGGGTATTCTACATCATGCCTGCTGGTACCAATAATAATGATATGAAGCAATTAGGTACAAATGTAACCAGTAACATGAGATTTTTATCTAACACTAGGAAGTTACGTATCCGTTGGTTAAACTACTACAACTCAGGTACAACTAAAACTGTTTGGGTTGCCCACCCTAGAGTAACTGAAGTGGACCCTAACGCAGTATTAACTTCTGCTAAGGCAAAAATAGATGCAAATACTGCTAACTCCTTGCTTGCTGATATTTCTAACGATAATAAACTCACTCCTGTAGAGAAGCAAGATGTTAAAAAAGAATGGGACATTATAGTAGGAGAAAAGCCTATAATAGAAGCCCAAGCTAATACGTACGGCATTACTACCGAGAAAACTAACTATGTCAATGCGTATAATGCTCTAAATACGTACATCACTCCTCTATTGTCTAACTTAAACTCCACCAGTGATATTGTAGGCACTACATTTAGGGCTAATTTCAAAGCCTATTATGATGCCAAGACAGCCTTGTTAAAGAAGATTAGTGATACACCTAAAACCATTATAGACAACATAAAAATAGGCGGGCGGAACTGGTTAAGAGGAACAGGTACTGAAAAATCTATAATTGGTGAAAATAGAAGCAATCAAACATTTACACCATATTACTTTGTCAACAATAGTTCAGCACCTATTATGGATAAAACTATTACAGTATCTTTTGATTGGCGTGTAGAAGGAGTGGATTCACCTTCAGGTACTTTTTATGTACAGGGCAGTAATCCTTATCCTTTAATAGCAAATAAAATCACACTATCATCTACAAATAAAAGCGGTAGAGTTGTTGAAACTAGAACAATAACAGGAAGTCCTTTCAGTGGTGTTAACTTTAGACTAGATTACGTTACAGCAGGTGCTAAACTTGTTATCTCTAATATGAAAATTGAGATAGGCAACCGTTCCACCGACTGGACACCTGCACCAGAGGACGTGCAGGAGCAAATCGACGGTCTCGGAACACGCGTGAACAGTGCTGAAACAAGTATTACCCAACTAGCAAATCAAATACAGCTTAAAGCGAATCAAACGACTGTTGATGCGTTGGGCAATCGTATTAGCAGCGCTGAATCGTCTATCACTCTTTTATCAGATGAAATCGACCTGAAAGTGGACAAAAACGGTGTTGTTTCAGCAATTAACCAAACAGCCGAACAAATAAAAATACAAGCTAGTAAAATCGCTTTAGACGGTTACGTAGAAGCAAAGCATATCAAATCCCTAAATGGTCTAAATGTAAACGATCAGTTTATTGTTGATTCCAAGGGAAATGTTAAATTTTTAGGTGAATTAGAAGGTGCGACAGGAACGTTTCAAGGTGATATAACAGCAAATAGATTATTTATAAACCCTTTTCATACAGGAGAAGGGCTTTATAATATTTTTACGATAGACTGGATAATAGGCACAAATAACGAAAAAATAGAAGCATTTATTGGTGATACAGGTTATCCAGAGTTAACATGGAGAGCTTTAGATGGAAATAATAATGAAATAGAATTCGCTATGGGAATAAGAGGATTATTATCTACAAATAAAATAAGCTCTCCTTATTACTATGGTGATACTTCACATACAAACCCAATTTTACAAGATCACTTAAATGGAAATGTGTCGTTGTCGGCGCTTGGTGCAGATTTATATTTGGGCTATATCAATACAAGATATGTCAGAGTTACGCCTAATATATTAATGTTTGCGAACGGTCCGTATATCGATACTTATGGCGGAACGTTACGCTTAAAACAAAATGATACGAACTACATTCATCAGAACGGATATGGAGATGTGATGATTTATGCAAACGGCAGTATCAGACATAGGTTTAATGGGAACGGAACAAAATCCGGTGGTTCGATTGAGATTGATGGAAAAGTGTTAGGGATGACACCTATAGATTCACCGCAAATTTTACTTGAATATATAGAATTTGACATTCCTTTGATACCTACTGGTGTAAAAGTGTACATTGAAGAAAATTTTCGTCAAGCAGTTGAGAACTTCACTGTCTTCCCAAATAATGGTCAAGTGATTGAAAAAGGCTATGATTATTTTATTATTAAAGGAGAAGGGGTTGCAGATGTAAGAATCGTTGGCAAACGCTCAGGCTATGCAGATCACTTCTTCGAGAATTTAGATAACCTTTCAGAAAGTGGAGGTATGTCCGATGCAAGCTAATATTGATCTAGTAATTCAGGACTTAATTGGTCAAATAGCAAATTTGTCTAAGGAGAAAGCTATTTTCTCCGCATTAGCGACACAACATACAGTGGAGATCAACCAATTACGTCAAGAAAATGAACAGTTGAGAAAACAGATTGAGGAGCTTGAAAAACAAGAAGGGACAGGAAAACCTACTGATGGAAAATAGACATTAACTTAACGACAAAAAGATAAAGATGTTTTTTTACCTACACATCTCCTTAGTTCTCCATTATTGATAGAGGTTTATAACACTGAAGGTGGGAAATTATTTCCCACCTTTTATTTTTGTAACCAATTCGATTTTTATAAGGTAGATTCATAAAACTTAACTAAGGAGTGGTCGATATGCAAGCTGCTATGTACAGAAAGGCAGGTGTGGGTACCATGAGGCACTATTTTGAACAGCTTGCTTCTGGCTTTGAATATAAGATTGTTCTCAGCATTATTGGGGCAATAATAGCTAAAATAGAAGGCTTCTATGGTGAACTAGTATGGGGATTTCTTGCCCTATTCTGTCTGGACTTAGTATCCGGCATATGGAAATCTAAAAAGAAAGGAATACCTATAAGTAGTAGAAGATTAAGGGATTCAGTAAGTAAGCTAGGTGCCTACATGGTACTTATGACAGCCTTAATTGTTGCTAGTAAATATGAACCATCTTTCTTACCTATTGTAACGGTAACCTACTACTATTTTATGTTTACAGAACTTAAATCAATTATTGAAAATGTAGAGGAGATAGGTGTGAAAATACCTAAATTCTTAAGACAAGAAGTAAACTCTAAAGTAGAAGATTCTGAAAACGAAGACGAGGAGGAAGGAAAAGATGGCAAACGCTCGTAATTTCCTAATTGCATTAGATGATGGTCATGGTATGGAGACCCCAGGTAAACGTACTCCTTATATTGCTTCATTAGGTAGAGAGATTAAGGAAAACGAATTCAATAGGGCAGTAGTAAAATACTTAGATGAAGAGCTAAGACGTTGTGGTTTTCGTACTTTGTTGGTAGCACCTACTGATAAAGACGTACCTCTTAAAAAGAGAACTGACTTAGCTAACGCTAAGGGTGCAGATGCCTATATTTCAATACACTATAATGCTTTTGATGGTAAATTTAATGGTCCTGGTAAAGACCCAGAAGGTCACTCTATTCACATATATCCAGGTTCTAAATCTGGTCGTAAGCTAGCAGAATGTATCTTAAAATACTTGAGACAAGGTACACCACAAAAAAATCGTGGCATACAGGAAAATAATTTCCATGTACTGAGAGAAACTAAAATGCCTGCTGTTCTATCTGAGAATGGATTTATGGACAACATGAGAGAAGCACTACTAATGATTAACAAACAATTCCAAAAAGAAGTAGCTATAGAACACGCTAAAGGAATCTGTGACTACTTCGGAGTTAAGTACGTGCCAAAAGCCACCCCAGTTAAAAAACCTACTAGCACAGGTAACAAAATATACAAAGTACAAACTGGAGCCTTCAAAGTAAAGGGATATGCAGACAAATTAGCTAAAGAACTAAAGAAAGATGGATATGACACATTTATTGTCCACGACAAGTACTATAAAGTACAAACTGGTGCATTTAGTGTAAGGAAAAATGCAGAAAAACTAGCTATGGAGCTTAGGAAGAAAGGATATTCTGTATTTATTGTAGAGGTGGGAAAATAATATGGAGCAAATATTAAATGTCATAACCCAGTCTGCTGTTGAAATCATAGTGGTCATTATTGGCTACCTGGCTATGTCCATAGCCTACAAGGTTCGAGGATATGTAGACAGACTTAAGAAGAAAGATGAACTTGGTATTGTTGATGTTATTACTGATGCAGTAGTAGAGTGGACAGAAGCTGAACTGAAAGGTAAGCCAGGTATAGAGAAGCGAGATTTCGCTGTAAAGAAAGCTGTAGAAATACTATCATCTAAAGGCATTAAGGTCAGCGAAGCTGAAATTATTGCAGGTATTGAAAACGGTGTTAATAAACTCCGTTTAAAACAACAAAAAGGCTCATCCACCCAAATAACTCAAAATGCCCACGAAATTCAAATGCGGGCAATGAGCAAACCTGATGGTTTAAGCGACATGTTTTAATAGGACATTATATCCGAAAATCCCTGCCAAAATCAATGGCAGGGATTTTCATTATGTCCAAACCAACGACAAAATTTGCCTATAATGTGCCCTAGAACTATGAAAACCAGGACTAGCAGTACCCCTCTGTGTTGACATCTCCCGAAAGGTGTGGCAAAATGAGGTTGAGGTGAAAAGTTCGTGGAAAACGATTATTTTATGTATATAATCTAATTCTGGAGGTGTGCCGTATGGCTATAATTGAAATACACAATTTGTACTCAAAAGTCATAGACGCTTCTCCAAAAGCCCTAATAGCTATTGACAATGCCTTAGCGGTTGAGACACCAGGATATAAATTTACAGCCAGCTATAGAAGTGGACATTGGGACGGTATGACTAGATTTTTCAATAGAGTCAGAAGTAAGTCAGGAGTGAAGGGTAAATTCCCTACTGGTCTTCTATCCGAAGTAGTAATGGCTATGAGAAGGGCAGGAGAAGAGGTAGAAATAGTTGACAAACGTAATATCATCGAGGTAAATGTACCTAATGAGATAAAACTAAAGCACAAAGAGCTAGGTGAAATTACACTACGTGATTACCAGTATGAATCAGTAAAGAAAGGTCTTGAATCTACACGTGGTATAATAAATGTAGCAACAAATGGGGGTAAGTGTGTACCTAAAGACACTCTGGTACTAACACCTGAGGGTTATAAAACCATAGAACAGATATTTATGGAAAACGGAACACCTTGTGAGATAGCTGACAAGGCTGTGGAAACTGAGGTTGAGTTAATCAACCGCTACGGTAAGCCTGAGAGAGCCAGCCATCTGACTTTTAATGGTGTTAAACCTGTCATAAAAACTACACTAAATTCTGGTATAGAATTGAAATCCACCTACAATCATCCATTATTAACTGTTAATGAAAATGGTGATTTTGAATGGAAGAATACAGAGGATATTAAAGTTGGAGACATGTTAGTCACTAGAATAGGAGATAACATATATGGATCCAACAATACAATTAACGAACATGAAGCATACTGTGTAGGTGCATTGTTGGCAGATGCTTATATAGGTCAAGACTATAAAATTGGATTTACTAATGACCAACCAGTTTTACTAGACATCATAGAAGAATATTTTAAGACATTGAACCCAACAAGTATCACTAGGGAATATAGTAAACGCTCAATGAATAGTATAACAGTTGTACAACATGGTAAAGAATCTACTATTAACTGGCATAATAGACTTGGTATAGATTATGGTGTAGCTAAGGACAAACATGTACCTCAATGTATTATGGAGGCACCAAAAAGTGTACAGTTATCTTTTCTATCTGGATACCTGGAATGTGAATGTCACATAGATGTTTCTAGACCTAGAATGGAAGTTACCTCTGCTTCTAAGAAACTGATGACTCAGATACAACTAATGCTAAAAAATATGGGAGTTATGTCTTCGCTAAGAATCAAAAAACAGGCAAAAGGTTACTACTATAGATTGACAATAGCAACAAAATATTTGGTGAAGTTGCTCAGTATGTTAGACTTCAAAACCGAGCAAAGACAAAATCAGGCTATAGAGTCAGTATCAAATTACTATAGCAAAAGTCGCAGACCAGATAATGAGTCAGTTCCTAATGGTAAAACTCTCATTACTATGTATAAGGATGGGTATAAAAACATACCATCAGGAGCAAAGAAGAAAATGCATGTACCAAACAATATAAGCCGAGATAGAATGAGTGAACTGCTATGCATGTACCCAGATGGTCCAGAGCATATAAAGGACAAGATAGAAGCACTGATTGATGACAACCTATACTTCGATAAGGTGGTGTCTATAGAATACGTAGGGGAAGAGCCTACATTTGATGTTTGTATGCCAGAGACCCATAGTTTCATAGCTAGCAGCGTAGTAAACCATAATACCGAGATAGCTTGTGGTATCATCCAGACATTACTTCCCCAACTAAAAGACGGTGAGAGAATAGTATTCTTTACACATGCTAAAGAAATATTCACTCAGTCACACAAACGTATACAAGAACGGTTAGGTATAAAGGTTGGTCTCATAGGTGACGGTAAGTGGGAAGAAGAGCAGGTTACTGTGGCTATGATACCTACGATTGCCAAATACTTAAAGAAGCCAAAAATCTTACCAAAGACTAAGAAGTACAAAGAGTTAAGTGAAAAGATAGACCTAATGATGATTAAATATGCCAGCATGAAAGACAAGGAACAGAAGAAGGAGTATAAGGAGCAGATAGATGCAGCACGCCAAGAGTTAGAAGAATATACTAAAGAGCAATGGGACAAGATTAATGAGAATGTTGCTAGGACCAATGAATTCCTAAACTCAATCGTATGCTTTATAGGCGATGAGGTACACCATGCTTCTTCTGATACGTGGTACCAAGTGTTTATGTCCTTGGAGAGAGCATACTTTAGATTCGGCTTAACTGGTACAGTAGATGAGAGTAATAGGATAAACATCAAACGTTTACTGGGTTGTACAGGTAAGATAATAACCAAAATATCTAACGAGTTTTTGATTGATAGAGGATACTCAGCAAAACCTACAATCTATATGATGAGTTTAGGCAACATCAAACCTATCGAGAAGGTTCCGTACGCTGAAGCTAGACGGATGGGAATTATAGAGTGTAAAGAACGTAATCAAAAATTCATAGACAAAGTACTGGAGAGAGCAAAATCCGGGAAACAGTGTTTAATTATTGTGAACGAAACAGAGCATGGGGAAATTGTGCTAGACATGTTAGAAGGTAAAGGTGTAACAGTCAAGTTCACACATGGAGAAAAGTCTAGTAAATACCGAGAACAGGTTCTACAGGAATTAAGAGAGGGCACCTTGCAAGTACTTATAGCTACATCTATACTAGATGAGGGGGTAGACGTATCTGGGATAAACTGCTTATTCCTAATGGCTGGCGGTAAATCTATGAGGCAGTTACTGCAACGTATCGGTCGAGGATTACGTAAGAAAGAAGATGGCAGTGGATTGGAAGTATATGATGCGTTAGACTACCATAATGAATACCTGGTGGACCACACTTTAGAGAGATATTATACTTACAAAGACGAAGGGTTCGAGATAACCAAGTTGCAATAGAAAGCCTAGGACGAAGTACCTAGGCTTCGCTTAATATATTTAAAGGTACTTTAAAAGTACTTTAAAGGTATTTTAAAGTATCTTATAAATACTTTATAAGTCTTTTTTAAATTAAAAATTTTTAAGTTTTAACTTACTTCGTAAGTTAAAACGGGACCACAGATCCCACATTGTATGGACAGCTAACTTGGGGGTATGGAAATGGTAAGGCGAAAACCTATAAAGGTGAACAGGAAACCTATAAAACTCCCACAGCACCTAAAGATTCATATGAAGTTATGGGAGGTTACAGAGGAAACTAAGGAAGATGATATTTATGAGCTATCTAAACATTATGATATGTTAGCTATGAAGGTGACCCATAAGGCAGGGTATAACTCCCTATCACTTAAAAATCCAACCAAGCATAAAAACTGGGTGCATTTTGAAAGGGTGTATGAAATATGTAGGATGAAGGGTTGGGACCCTAAATTGTATATAGAATCACAGTTTGAACGTGTTAAGGCATGGAATTGGTCACAGGTAAAATACCCTCAGCCTAATGCCCTATATTCTGAGAAGGCTCTGCGGTTCTTTACTAATTATCTGTCATCTATAAAACAAAAATATGAACATGACACCAGGAAGAAAGAAAAAGAAAGAGGAAGGGAAACGAAGCAGTTACGTACCAAAATAGTGGATGACATTGTTGCATCAGTAGAAACCCTAGCCCAGTATATGGAAAGGACCAAACATAAGGACAAGGCTCAGTACAAAGCATTACGTATATTCCAATCATGGGCAGAATTATCTCCATACTACCTATGGAGTGTTCCCTGGTTCCATGAAGTGATAGATGAAATAGAGGGAACTATGGTAGAGAAATATAGGGCAGAATTCGATACAATCAGAAAGTCCCCAATGATACAAGAGGTAATCAGAGAAACCGTACCACAGGTTGAGCAATTCTATAACGTTTCAGGCAATATTCGGCTTTGATACGTAAGAGAGGATTTTGACTGCACCCCCTTTAATTAAGTTGACAGCTTAATCGGAGGGGGTACAATAATGCCAGACGTCTATGAGTTTTCAGAAGGATTCCAACTGAAGATACTAGCATTGATGGCTAGAGACAAAGGATTCTATGTGATATACAAGGATGTATTGAAGCCTAAGTATTTCCGGAAGGATATCCATATAGACATTGCTCGTATTATACATGACCACTATGAGAGAGAATTAGACAGAGCTAAGAGAAAGGGAACAGAAGTTAATCCTCCTACATTGGAGGTGTTATGGGAAGAGATAAGAAAGCTGACTCGCAATAATGAACGTAAGAAAAAGCTAAAACATCAGTATGAAGATACCGCTGTTGATATATGGGAAGTTGACCTATCTGATGCAGAATATATAAAAGAAAGCGTTATTGCATTTGGTAAACGTGCAGCTATGGAGCATGCTATCTTAGAATCAGTTGAAGAGATAGAAAAGGGTACTCAAGATTATGCTGTAATCGAACAACGTATTAGGTCAGCTATACTAGTAGGTGAGGACATATCTGACTTAGGTATGGATTACTTTGCCGATGCTGAAAAGCGTATGGAAATGTATTCACAGGGCTTTGATGGTGTGAGAAGGGTACCTACAGGTTTGTCAGGATTAGATAGGGTTATGAAAGGTGGTCTAGGTGATGGTGAATTAGGTGTTATAATTGCTCCACCGAACAGAGGTAATGTAAAAGTCGCATAACTTTCATGTGGCTTATTGCCGTCTGTATCAGAAATGATGCAGATTATTAGCGGGCAAAATCGGTGGAAGCTGGGAAGCTAACACCGAGGTAACTGTAGCTGGGCATAGGTAGCTACAGTACCGTAGAGCATAGGTAGTGAGTCCCAACAATAATCTACCCACGAGTGTCCGCCACCCAAACCGTAAAGGTCGGTGGGTGAAAATATATGCCAAGCTTACGGGAATAAGAACCGTAAGAACTAGGGGATAAAAAGCCTCTAGGATAATATAACTGAAATCATTCGCACTTATTAACATAGGTGCTGGTGGAGTATCTGAAGGATATAACGTTGTTCACTATACACTTGAGATGCCAGAGAAACAGGTAGCAAAACGATATGACAACAGACTTCTTAAAAAGGATTTCAACTACCTGCGTGAGCACAGTAGTAAAGCTATTACAGCCCTCATGAATCTACACAAGCATATGAAGGGTGAACTGATTATCAAGAAGTACAGAACCAATGAGTGTTCTGTAGATACAATTCGTTCTCACCTAACTCGTCTGTATATGGAAAAGGGATTCAAGCCAGATGTCATTATTGTAGACTATGCAGATCTACTCAAACCTAGACGTTCTTACTCTGACAAACGTTTTGAGCTAGAGTCAATCTACTTAGACCTACGTGACCTGGGTGATGAATACAAATGTCCGGTATGGACTGCATCACAGGCTAACCGGGGTGCACTGGATAAGAAGGTTATCACAATTGCAGACCTGGCAGAAGCGTTTAATAAAGCCAATATAGCAGATTTCATGGTTGCCCTATGTCAAACAGTAGAGGAAAAGTCTCAGGGTATCATGCGCTGGTATGTAACTAAACATCGTGATGGTGAAGCTAACATAACACTAGAAGGAGACATTGATTATGTTACTGCGTTCATGACAGTAATAGATGAGGAGGTAATGTGACATGAAGGAATACTGTCCAGAGTGTTTGAAAAAGGGCTACCAAGCTGAGATATTCTCGGCAGGTAGCCTTTACCGTTGTATTAGATGTTCTAAGGATATTGAGAAGAGAAAAGTTGACCCGGAGCCAGTTAAATTAGGTAAAAAGGGGAAGATCATGCTTTGTACTATACATGGTCGAACTGTTATGGAAGGAATTGATAAGCAACTATTTGCTGTAGGTAAACCTAAAGGAAAAACGTATTTTCGTTGGTGGAAATGGGACCCTGGGTTAGCACCTAGCAGAGAATTAGTAACCTTTACAAAAGATTATATCAGAAGAAAAGGTCATAAGGAAGGTTGGTTTGAAAGATATACAGAAAGGTTACTAGATGAATGGGCTATACGTGAGGATACCATGCAGTCATTTGTTAGACTTAGAAAATGGTTAGACAGTGGCTTAAATGTAGCAATTGCATGTTATTGTGCACCAGAAAAAAGACCTCAATGTCATTTAAGCATACTGGGAGATGTATTAACATCTATGGGATACACAGTGGAGGAAGCAGAACCTATTAAGTACAAGTGAGGTGGTATAATGAAACTAGCTGTATTTGCTGATTTACATGCTCATAATTTTAAGGAATTCGATACTAAAAGTGACTTCACAGGGTCACAAAGATTAGACTATATAATATTTACCTTACGCCATATCAGAAACTACTGTAAGATCAATGATATAAAATATGTGCTGTTTGCTGGTGATTTATTTCATACCAGAGCGAAGGTTAATACTATTGTATTTAATTCAGTTTATGATGAAATTAAAGAGTTTTATAAAGATAATATTCATCTGATCATGATTGCAGGTAACCACGACCAGTATGATAATTCAGACGTACCAGAGCATTCTCTACATGCATTTAATGATTTACCTGGAGTTCATGTATATGGAGATTTGTCAATACACACCATACAACAAGAGCCTGAAGGAGAAGTAGTAGATGTATATTGTGTTCCATACAGTAAAAATGTACAAAGAACTAAAGAATGGATTGCTAGTCAAGAGGAACGTGGGTATGAAAGGTCCAGAATATGCCTATTCCACCTAGGAATAAAAGGAGGTCTGGTTGGTAATGGTAACTACCCTATGGCTGATGCCTTTGATATAGAGGACCTTAGACCAGACTTCTTTAAGTACATCATCGGTGGTCATTTCCATAAGCGTCAGATTCTTGGTGGTTACCCTCATGCATTCTATTGTGGCTCACCAATTCAGCATAGTTTTGGTGATGAGGGTGAAGATAAAGGATTTTACGTAGTAGACACAGCAAGGCGTTGGGATATTGAATTTGTACCTATTCCCAACCCTAAGTTTCTAACCATGACTTTACAGGACGTAATAAATACAGACATGCAAGCCATAGCAAATGAGGGTCACTATGTGAGATTACAGGTTACAGAGGAAGAACTACAAAAGGCATTACAACACCTGCCAGATAATCTGAAGTACAAAGTGGAGTTGCAACGTGTATATGAAGAAAAGACTAGGGTTGATGTAAAGATTGGTATGAGTTTCGAGGAAATTGTATCTAAGTATGCTGATGAGTATAACCCGGAAGGTAAGGAAATAGGTTTGAAAATACTCGATGAGGTGAAAAATAAGGGGGACTAATAATGTGTAATGTTGTCCGTACTTCAGTCAGTACTAATCGTGTGCCTATTAAGTTCAAACGAAATCCAGTAACTATATTTACAGAACTCGGATGGACAATAGGTCAATGGTTTGCATTTCCTAGACCAGACGAAAATCCTCCTAGCATTAAGACTAAGAAAGGTGAAAGGGTATTGTGGTGCCCATATTGCGCTGAGTGGACCATCTTCAAAAGAAGAGAAGACAGGGAGTTATGTCAGGGCATATGTGGGTGGGCTAATACAAATGACTTTTACGTGAAGGCATATAATAGCTTATGGCATGAAGATGCTTCAATTAGAGTTCTACGAAACTCTCCTGTATCTAAGAGGAAATAGGGCTTATGTCTTATTTTCTTATTAAGGGGGGTTAATTATGAAGATAGTGAAGCAAACCAAAGAGAAGATTACTCTAGAGTTAACTCCTATAGAATTAGAGCTCTTACGTGGGGCTATAGTTAAGGAAAATAACAGCAGACGTAAAGCATGGAAAAAGGTTAACCCTGTATTCCCTGAAGAACTTATGTATCATGTAATGATGGCTGATACCTCTAAGCAGATGAGGGTGGAGATATATAAAGGAATCAAGAAATACCAAGATTGGGGTATCTTAAAGTAGTTAAGAGGGTGGAGCCGGGATTGGCTTCAGCCCTTTTTTAATTAGTTGAAGGAGGGAGAATCATGCTTTATAGGGACTATAGACAAATGACTGTTCATGTTATAGGAATTGATAAAGAAGGTAGAGTTGAATATGCTAAGAATAGTAACCTGGGTATGCCTACTAGTGAGGAAGGGGTATGTGGCTATATGCATGCAGAAATAAGACTTCTTAAGAAGATGCCTAACCCTGTAACAGTAATGGTATCACATGCTCCATGTTTAAACTGTGCTAAAGCACTAGTAAAAGCAGGGGTGCAAGCAGTTTATTATATGAAACCTTATAGACTGAAAGATGGACTGGAATACCTATATGAGAACGGTGTATTAGTGTATTGTACAGAAATAAATAGGGAGGATGATCTGTCTTGAAATTTGGGCGTTTAGTAGTAGATAATTTTATGTCCATTGAACATGCTGAAATCTATTTCAATGACAGAGGTTTAGTGCTCATACAAGGTAAGAATGAAGATGTAGATGCCTTTGAGAGTAATGGGGCAGGTAAATCTACCCTATTTTCTGAAGCCCCTACATGGGCACTATTTGGTGAAACTATTCGTGGGAAAAAGGGAGATGCTGTAATAAATCGTAAGGCTAAACGTAATACTAGAGTTAGCTTAGAGATTATAGATGATAATGGTGGCGTATATGAAATTGTAAGACACCGTAAGCACCACCAATATAAGAATCATGTACTATTGTACCGAAATGGTGAGAATATCACCAGCAAAAGTGATTCTGATACCAATAAAGCTATTGAGGATCTACTACAAATGGATTTCCTAACGTTCACTAACTCTATTATGTTTGGTCAAGGGGTTAGTAGAATGTTTGCAATGTCTACAGACAGCGAGCAGAAGAAAATACTAGAGCGCATGCTCCAGATAGACATATTCAAGGCTTGTCAGGAACGGGCTAAGCAATACTTATCTCATACACAAGCAAGTGTAGACAAAATACAGATGGAGATGGACTCCCTAAATAAGGAAAGGTCTACTTTGGCGCAGTCTATAGAGGAGTTACAGAAAAAAGAAGCTGAATTAGAGCAGAAAGTTACAGAACGTATAAAGGAACTACAAGAGGAAAAAGAGGAGCTATTATCGGAACTAGAAAACTTGGATGATATAGAGATTTTACAAGAAGATAAGAAGGCTATGGAAAATGCCTTAAAGAAAGTGCAGAAAAAGCTGGATAGCTTTAAGGAATATGAAGAAAGTATGGCTGACCTATTAAGTGATAAAAAGTCACTGACACGTGAACTAGACAGAATTAGAAAAGAACTAGATAAGAAGCGGGTGGAGTTAGAAGACATTTTGAGTGGGAAAAATATCCCAAAAACATGCGAAACGTGCGGGCAAGAGTTACCCTTAGAGGACACCACTCACATTGAAAATCACCTAAAAGAATCCATGAAAAAATTAGAGGTGGAATGGCAGGAGAAGAAGGGTGAGCTAACTGAGGTTGAGGAGCTTCTACACAAGGTGTATACGGTACTTGAAGGTAAAAAACCATTAGAAGAGCAAAAACAGCAATTACAAGATTCCATACGTGACATCCATATAGACATAAAACACATAGAAAACAAGTGCAAGTCATTGTCACGAGCTATAGAGGGCATTGATAAGCAAATAGAGGAGCAGGAAGCTTTATTAGGTACAACATATACAGACTTGATTGAGAGCAATATAGAAAAGATTAAGGAAATTGATAGTGTATTAGAGATTAAAGAAGCTGAGTTAGAGGACCTACAAAAGGACCTGCATCATTATAACTTCTGGGTAAATGCCTATGGAAACCAAGGTATCAAGTCTGTATTACTGGACAGTGTTACCCCATTCCTTAATAAGCGTGCCAACTATTACCTGTCCAAACTAGCTGACTCCTCTATAGAGGTAACATTTAACACACAAGTGGAGTTGAAATCCGGGGAGAAAAGGGATAAATTTTCAGTAGAGGTAGTAAACAGTAATGGGGACGATGACTACCAGGGTAGTAGTAATGGAGAGAAACGCAGAATTGATATAGCAATCAATATGGCTTTGCAAGACTTAGTTAGCTCTAGGTCTAACAAGCGTATAGACTTGATTGTATATGATGAAGTGTACGAAGGATTGGATGAAATTGGGTGTCATAGAGTTATAGAGTTACTCCAAGAAAAGGCAAAAATATTTGGTACTGTTATAGTAATAACCCATAATGAATGGTTGAAGCAATTGTTTACTAAAGCTATAACAGTGAGAAAAGAAGGAGGTAGGACAGTTGTAGATGAGGAACAAGTATGAAATTGTAAAGATGAAGGTTAAAGATATGACAAAGGAGGAAGCACGTGTACTTATTAAATGGCTAGGCTACCCTGATGCCCCTGCTGTATCCTCAGCATTTGTTAGGGATTTGTATAGGAAAGCAGAATTACCTATCCCAGAGCACTTACAACAAAAACAAAGCCTGATATAATGTGAGAGCATATAGAAAAGGGATTATCTGGTACTTGGGTGTGAATTTTCGCCCTTCCACTTTTATTAAGGTGGAAGGACTTTTGTTGTTAGGGGTGGTAGCATGATAGTAGATTACTTAGATACAGCACTAGGAGAAGGTACCCCTCATCATACGTCTAAAGGGCTTCAATATAGTTATAAATGCCCATTTTGTAATGATTATAAGGAGCGTTTATATATTAATATAGACAGAAAAGTGTACTGGTGCCATAATTGCCAAGCCACAGGTACTATGGTCACTTTCATCTCCGAATATGCTCATGTAACCTGGAAAGAAGCATTAAAGATATATAGGGAGTTTGAGGGGTACGACCATAAGTTGCCAGATTCTATTGAGGAAGAAGTTTATTCAAGGCTTATAAAGGCATCTGAGATAGAACAGCCCAAATATGTGTACCCTTTACCAGAGGAGTTTGTTCTTATAGAGGAAGCTAGAGGACAGGTTGGTGAGAAGGCTGTAAAGTACCTCAAAAGTCGAGGGGTCACCCTAGAAATGGCTGAACGATATTATATAGGATACTGCGAGGAAGGGAAATATGCCAATCGTATAATAATGCCAGACTTTGAGAATGGTGAGCTGATATACTGGCAGGCTAGAACATTCTTGCCTACACCTACCAATCCAGTACTAAAAAAGATGTTTAGGAAGGTGCTAAACCCTTCACTTACAGAGGAGCAAGTAAAACAAGGCATAAAGGCAGTTGACAAATCACAAGTAGTAGGAAATATAGATTTTGTACTGGAAGAGGGAATGGCAGTACTGTGTGAAGGAAAATTCGACTCATACACAATCGGTGATATAGGAGCATGTTTGCATGGTAAGCATATGTCTGATGAGCAGTTCCTAAAACTAGTACTGAACAGGGACAAGATACAATGTATAGCTGTCATG